TGACTGATGAAGAAAGAAATAGAGCTAAAGAAAGAGCGATAGCTAATATGCATGATCCTTTTGGTAACTTTCCTAAAAAATCTTTAGAAGCTAGAGTAGAAGCTATTGAAGAGTTTATGGAAGTTTTATTAGATAAACCTGAGTATCAACATGCGTTAGAAGTTAAACGTATGAAATCTAACGTAAAGAAAAGTATTCATGAGCATTACAAAGTCAAACCCAACTACACTGACTAAAGAAAAGGAAAAATATGAGAGGTAATATTAATGGAGCAATTAAAGCAGCAGCAATTGTTGCTTTATTAATTGCAGCACCACCTGTACTAATAGCTATGACATACGATGACTACCCTAAATATTGTAAACAAACAATACTGTTACCATGTATAGGAGTTAGTAATGACTGAAGCATTTACGGGTGGCTCTATTTTACTATTTTTAATTTTAGGATTTATGTGGATAGTAATAAGTGAGATGAATAAATGATTAAAAGAGTTCCTTTAAAATCTGCGGATGAGTATGATGCTTTTAGCAAATATCGTAAATTTTTTAACTTTAAAAGAGGAGACTTAAAAAAGATTAAACGTGCTTATAATAAAAGACTTCGTAAAGTTAATAAGGAGACAGATCAATGAGTATTACTACATCTATGGAAGTTATGATTCAAACTCATTTCAGTAAATTTTTCCAAGAACTTAAATTTCAAGGAATTGAGTTAAGTCGAGATTTAATAAAAGACATTGAAGACTTAGAAGCTGATTGCATTGAAATTACAACAAGTCAAAAGAGTACGGAAGCAGAAGAATGGTACGAAAACGGCTATGAAAGCGGTTTTGAAAACGGTCGTGAAGACGGTTATGACGATGGTTGGGATGATGGTTATACAGCGGCAAAGAAAGAAGAGGAAGAATAATGTATACAGTAGAGTTTATTGATGACGATGCTGTTATAACTACTATGTCAGAGGATGATGACCAAGAAGACGTTCAAGTTATTATTGGTGATAATTCTACTGTGTTTGTTAGGCAGTGGCAAGAATACAAAAACGAGTTTGATGTTGTAGTAATGACGTTTCAACAGTTACTTGATATTGTTGCTGCCGTTAACAGCCCTGAAGGTTTATTTAAATTAGAGCTTATTAAGGATAAAAAATGAATAACGAATTATATCAATCATTAGCTGTTCAATTCTATGGTGACACTCACGTACACGCTGACAACTTAAAAGCAGGTATTCGTGAAGAAGTAGAAGAAGTATGTAACGCTACTAGCCGTGAAAATCTTATTGATGAACTAGGTGATGTACTATGGTACGTTACTGTTTTAACGGATAATGCAGGATTAAACTTAGATGATATTATGTTAGCAAATATTAATAAGCTTGAAAGGAGAGTATTAAATGGAAAGTAAAATACATAGTATTCATGTAGCTTCTATTGATGAACATGAAGACGGATCAGCAACGTTAGAGTTAGATCTCGACAAAGAAACCTTTGCTCAAATCTTTAACATGGGTTTTCTTGAGTTAGTTCGTAGAGGTATAGAAGCCGAAGAAAACGAAGAGTAAATAATAGCTGACGTTAAAGAACAATATAAAGGAGCTACTATGTTAGCTATTGTTGATGGTGATGTACTACTATACATGAGTATATGGGGTGCAGAAACTAAGGAAGAAGCACGAAAAAACTTTGATAGTCTTTTTACTGCTATACTAGAAGACTTATTTACAACTGATTATGTCATGGCGTTAGGTGGTCCTGATAACTTTAGAATAGACGTATACCCTGAGTATAAAGCTAATCGATCAAAGTCAAAATCTACAAGACCAGACTGGTTCTTAGATTTGAAATCAGATGTTGTAAACGAGTATGAAGGTTGTATACTAACAGATAATTGTGAAGCTGATGACATGGTTCGCATTTGGGCTAACGAATGTAAACAAAATTATGCAATTGTTACTGTAGATAAGGACTTAGACTGCATTGAAGGTCTTCACTACAATCCTCGTAAAAAAGAAACTTATACAATTGACAAAGACTATGCTGATTATTTCTATTGGAAACAATTACTTATGGGTGATAGTGTAGACAATATCCCAGGTATTCCTAAAATTGGACCTAAGAAAGCTGAAAAAATGCTTGAAGGTACAACGTTACCTGCGCATCGAAAAGAAATTGTTTGTAAGGCATACAATGATTTTTACATTGATGAAGGTCACGCTCATATGTTAGCGAATGGAAAGCTATTACATATCTGGCGTAAACAAGACGATCACTTCAACTTGCCAAAAGAAAAGTATAATGCTTATGTTAACAGATAAAGGTCACTGGGAATATAATAAAAAGTTTGATCCTAGTGATTGGTTTGGCTTTGTATATTGTATAGAAAATTTAACTACTAAACAATATTATATTGGAAAGAAACAATTTTGGCATGGTGGTAAAAAGAAGTCTAGGACTTATGGTAAAGCAATGACATGGAAAACCTATGTAGGTTCTTCTAAAGCTTTAAAACAAGATATTGGCAAGTACAAAAAAGATAACTTTAGATTTGAGATTGTAGACCTTTATAAAACTAAAGGTGGATTGTATTATGCAGAGGCTTATCTACAAATGTTATCTGATTGTATGACTGAGTACTTACCTGACAATATTACACCTAGGTTTTACAATAGACAAATTGCTGCTATCAGGTTTGTACCAAAAGAGTTTCCTACTACAAAAACCAAGAGGTATGTTAATGTATTAAAGAAAAGGTTTTTATAATGGAAGTATCACCAATGGCAGTAGCTCTGTGGATTGTAAGTGTAGGTTTATTAGCCTTTACTTTAGTCTCAGAAATTATGGGTTATCACTTAGTTAATCCTATTACAAGTATTATATTCTTTTTATTGTTTCAAGAAATGTCTAAATTCACAGCACATATAGGAGCAGATGATGGGGACAATAGTCACTCGTAATCAACCATGTGAAAAGTGTGGCAGTTCAGATGCCAAACAAATTTATGAAGAAGGCTCTGCATTTTGTTTTTCTTGTAGAGCCTCTTTCCCTGCCCCAAAGGAGGGCAACATGCAACCAGCAGAAACACAATGGGTAGCCGTTAATAATGATACAGTAGAAGAAATTACAGAAGACTATCCGATACGTGGCTTTAAAGAAAGAAACATTTATAAACAAGTATCGGAGCATTACGGTGTTAAAGTATCTTATAATATCGACGGAGATATTTCTAGCCATTACTATCCTTATTATGTGGGCAACAAGATCTCCGGTTACAAAGTCAGAGATCTACCCAAAACCTTTACCTCATGTGGCACCGTTAAAGGTGGACTATTTGGACAACAACTCTACAACGGTGGTAAAAGATTAGTAATAACGGAGGGCGAGCTAGATGCTATGGCAGTCCAATCAGCTTGGTATAAGAAGTATAAAACTTTTTATCCTGTAGTTAGTATTCGTAGTGCTAGTTCTATACGAGATCTTATCGAATGTCGTGACTGGATTCGTAACTTTGATGAAGTTATTTTATGGCTTGATAAGGACGAAGCTGGAGAAAAGGCAGTAAAAGAAGCTGCTCGTATAATAGGTTATGATAAGATTAAGATAGCTAAATCATCAGAGAAAGATGCTAGTGATCTTTGGATCAAAGACCCTGACAAAGTATTAAAAGTGATCTACGATGCTGTAGACTACACACCTGCAGGTATTCTTACTAAAGATGAACTATGGACTCAACTGGAGGCTTACAATGAAATTGAATCTGTACCTTATCCCGACTTTATGGAAGGTCTTAATGAGAAGCTTAAGGGTATGCGATTCGGAGAAATCACTCTCTGGACTAGCGGAACCGGATCAGGTAAAAGTACGCTTCTTCGGGAAATTGCTGTACATCTTCTTGAAAGAACTGAAGATAAAATCGGCCTTATCAGTCTGGAAGAAAGTCCCGCTGAGACTGCAAGAAAAATGTCTGGAATGGCTCTTAGTAGAAACCCTGCCAAAGAGGAGATCCCTATAGATGAACTTAAGGAAGGATTTGATACTATTTTCAGTGATAACCGTGTTATGGTCCTTGATCATCAAGGTTCTATATCTGATGGCTCCATCATGGATTTTCTTGAGTATATGTGTCTTAGCGGTTGTAAGTATCTCTTTGTGGACCACATTACTATACTTGCTTCTGAAGGAACTGAAGGACTCACCGGAAATGAAGCGATAGATAAAATTATGAATGACCTTTTACGGTTGGTTAAGAAGTATAACGTATGGCTAGGTCTTATTAGCCATTTGCGTAAAACAGATAACAAAGGTAAAAGCTTTGAAGAAGGTAAACTACCCTCTATGGATGATATCCGCGGTTCAGGTAGTATTAAACAAATCAGTATGGATATTATTGCTTTTGCTAGAAATGTTGGTTCAGAAAGCGAAGAAGAAAGAAATACTATTAGGACTAAAGTTCTTAAATGTAGATACACAGGTTTAACTGGTCCATCAGGTTCTATGTTTTATAACTTTGACACAGGCAGATTAAGAAAGGGTTCCGATGAATTCAACGAAGAGAACTTTGAGCGAGTTTGATTCTCCACCAGACGAGTTTTGGATGTCTATAATATTGCAACTACTAGATGGTGGTGCAGATGTATCAGAAATTAATCCTAATGTAATGGAATTTATAGAAAAGATAGTTAATTCTTTTCACAACATTAACGAACAAAGTACAGAGTTAGGTGACAGGTTTTATTATTTTGCAGACACGATAATGAATTCACACTTACAATCAAAAAGGAATATGCATTAATGTATACTCAAACAATGACAGCGGTTTATAACTCGCTTAAGAAAAAAGGGTTTTCAAACGAAGACTTTGATAAATGGCTTCTTAATCCTAATATTAGAAAGTTGTACCCGCAAGCTGCATTAGATGTAATTAGCACTATGTGGTATTCAGCGGTATTAAAGCCTAAACCAAAACCTAAAAATAAAAAACCAGCGGCTAAACCGTTGGATTCATTTAAATACTTTAACGAAAACGAACAGGAGTAGCTTACTATGAAAGCTTACGAAGACTTTATCCATCTTTCACGATACTCACGTTTTATAGCTGACTGGAATCGGCGCGAAACGTGGAACGAAACTGTAGATAGACTCATCGGATTTTGGAAAGAACAAATTGGTAATAACGTTATTACTGATGCGGAATTCCAAGAGGTGCATGATGCTGTATACAACAAAGAAGTCATGCCCTCTATGCGCTCTATGTGGAGTGCTGGAGACGCACTATCAAAGAATCACTTTCGAGGTTACAACTGTAGCTTTGTAGAAGTAGATCACCCTAGAGTATTTGATGAAATACTTTATATTCTTATGGCAGGAACAGGTGTAGGCTTTTCAGCTGAAGCCAGTGCCGTAAATAAACTACCTATTATTAACGATCAGTTTGTTAAAACAGAACGTACTATTCCAATTGAAGATAGTGCTGAAGGTTGGGCAAAGGGATTACGTAAACTTGTAGCAGACTTATATTTAGGAAATATTCATGAATGGGATTATTCTAAAGTTAGACCAGAAGGTGCGCGTCTTAAAACTATGGGTGGTCGGGCTTCTGGTCCTGAACCTCTTAAACGTTTGTTTGAGTTTGTAACAACTACTTTTAAAAACGCAGCAGGACGTAAACTACGCCCTATTGAAGTACACGATATTGTATGTAAGATTGCAGAGATTGTTGTGGTAGGTGGTGTACGCCGCTCTGCTTTAATTTCTTTAAGTGATCTTACAGATCCAGAAGTACGGGATGCTAAATCAGGTATGTGGTGGGAGAATAACTCACAACGTGCTTTAGCTAATAACTCTGCAGCTTACGATCAAAAGCCTTCTATGGATGTATTCATGGAAGAGTGGTTAGCGCTTAAGAAATCAGGCTCTGGCGAGCGCGGTATTTACAGTCGCTATGGTGCTCAACGTAACACTAACGGTGGTCGCAGAGATAGTTCACAAATTCGTGGTACAAATCCTTGTGCAGAAATCTTACTACGTTCAGGGCAACTGTGTAACTTATCAGAAGTAGTCTGTCGTGTTGATGACACAGAAGAAGATCTCAAGCATAAAGTACGCATTGCTACTATTCTTGGTACATTCCAAGCATCTCTAACAGACTTTAAATACGTGCGTAAAGTATGGCAAAAGAATTGTGAAGAAGAAAGCTTACTAGGTGTAAGCTTAACTGGTATTCAGGACTGTAAATTGTTACAAAATCCTGATCCAAAGCTGTTAAAGGAAATGAAAGATGTTGCCATTCAAACTAATAGAGACTATTCCGAAAGGCTTTCTATTAACCCCGCTACAGCTATTACTACAGTTAAGCCAAGTGGTACTGTTAGCCAGCTTGTTGACAGCGCTAGTGGCATTCATGGTCGCTTTGCCCCTTATTATATTCGATCTGTTCGTCAGTCAAACAATGATCCTTTAACACAACTTCTTAAAGATCAAGGTGTACCTAACGAACCAGACGCTATGAACTTAGAACGTACTACTGTGTTCTATTTCCCAATTAAATCACCAGCAGGTGCTACACTAGCTAACGAACAAACAGCTATCGAGCAGCTTGAAAACTGGTTGGCTTATCAAACTTGGTGGTCAGAGCATTCAGTCTCAGTAACTATCTATGTAAAAGAACATGAATGGTTAGAAGTAGGTGATTGGGTATTTAAGAACTTTGATAACGTAACTGGCATTAGCTTCTTGCCTTATAGCGAACATACTTACGCACAAGCACCTTATTCACCTTGTACTGAGCAAGAGTATATTAAAGCAGTTCACGCCTTTCCTAAAGTAGACTTTTCTTTGTTACCTAACTATGAACTTGAAGATGAAACTGAAGGTGCTCAAACCTTAGCTTGCGGAGCGGGTGGTTGTGAAATATAGCTGACGTTAAAGAATAATATTATATAAGAGAGATATAAATGAATAAAATTGTAAAAGAAGTATCTGATTTTTCTGTAGACTTTTGTGAAAATGGTTATGTGTTAAATTATAGTGGTCGAACTGAAGATGGTGATTATAATAATACTAAAAAAGTATTTACTAATTGGGATGCTTGTAATGAATATATTATGGATATTATAGCCCTTAAATCGGAGTATAAAATTGGATAATACCTTTAAATTAATAGGGTATGCATTCGGGTTTATTGCAGGAAGTATAGTTAATACGTGGGTCGGACTATACTTTCTTGCTTGGCTAGGATGGCTACCATTTTAGATTGGAAAAGAAATGTTTACTGCAATTATATTAGCATGTACTATAGAAGGAACTGAATGTAGAGGTTTTGCTAATCCTAATTTATTTGCATCTAAAGAAGAATGTGAAAAACAAATAGGGTTTGGTATTGCTTATGTTGAAGAACGCAGATGGGTTGCACACGATTGGAAGTGCATAGCTTGGAGTGATAATGCTTAAATACTTAAAAGAACATATTATTGTTCGATACGTTAAATACTTAAAAACCTGGAGAGCACATCGAGAAACTATTAAACAGCTTAATAGTTTAGATGATCAAACTCTTCAAGACATTGGGTTAAGCCGTGGTGATATTAGCCACTTAATTTGGTTAGAAAAAGATAAAATGAAAACAGGAAAAAGAAATGACACCTGAAGAATTAGATGCTATAGTATTAGAGTATTTTAATGAATTTATGGAAGATGGATTTGATTTAAACTCTGATAACTCATTAAATGATATATTTCATGTTTTGTTTGAAGCAGGGTTTATGGCTTGTTTAGCTGCCTCTGAAGAGGATGAGGAAGAATAATGTATTTGGTATTAGGGCGAGAGAAATGTGGACATTGTACTCAAGCAATTAACCTTTTGGATAGTACTAACACCCCTTATGTATACAAAGATATTAATATTAATCCTCAGTACATGGATTTAATTAAGTTAGATTTAGGAATGACAACTGTACCAGTAGTACTAAATTTAATTGGTGGTTATAAAGAATTAACAGAAAGACTAAGGGATGACAACAACTAAAAAGAAGGCAGGTAGACCCGCTAAGATAAAGCTAAAACATAACCCTAAAACTTCTGCTGATGATTATTACAAAAAGTATGGAGAGTTAGGTGTTTGTGCTATTTATGGGGTAGATGAATTTACAGAACACTTGATAGACTACTTATGGAAACACCCTGATATGTCTATTATTTGCACTGACCCTAATGAATCTAAGTTATCTAATATTAATCGTAAGATTGGTCAAAGAAGCTTTTCTATGTATCGTTGGGATACACGACATCACGTAGGCTTTGTTGAAGAGCCTTTAGTAGAAGTTATGGTAGTATCTAAAGATCACATTGATGATGTTAAAAAGTTACCTAACCCTTATAACGTAAAGTTTATTGTATTGGAAGAAGTGTAATGAATACTACTGAAACATTTATCCCTTATAATCAAGGTCTTAGCTACTTACTTGTAGATTTTATTGAAATGCAAAGCTCAAAAGACCCTATGGACCATGACATCATGGTAGTAGAATTTAACAAACAAGAGTATAAGCTCCGATGGGATCCTCGATACTCTTATTTTGCTGGCTATGTTGCCAGTACAGAGGGATACATACCCTAACTTAACAAAGGAAAATAAAATGGACTTACTAGTTGGCGTTGCACTAGCAGCACAAATTGAAAAGGTAGATGAGTATCCAACCATCACGCCTTACGTAGAATTCGCTTATAATAACGCTGCACTAGGTGTTAATTACGAAGGCACTAAAGATGTATCTTACTATGGTTCTTATACTGTTGGTGTAAATGCTGTATCACTACACGGTGTAATTACTTATGACGATGATGCAGAAGAATTTACTCCCTCTTTAAAACTAGGTTATGCATTAGGTAATAGCACACAAGCTTTTGCTAAAACAAACCTAACAGACTTTGATACAGATGATATTGCAAGTAATATCTTTGTTGGTCTAGAAATTAAAGACAGTATCTTCTCTTATTAAATTTTTCCCCACATCTCTCTAGCTGCTCCTTCGGGGGTGGTTGGGGAGGTGTGGGGATATTATTTTTTTTTTTTCAAATAGGAAAGCTATGACATTATTATCTCACATGCCTTTACCAAGTATGCCTTTCCAAACTCACGACAACATTCTCTTTAAGCCTTATAATGAAGCTTTAATGCCTGAAGATGGTGCTTATCGGGAAACTAGGGAAGAAATGTTAACAGCTCAAGATAAAAGATCTCAAAAGGTTTTAGAAGAAAACTGGAGAGAAAAAGCTGAGAAGTTAATGGAGTTACAAAAACAACAAAACAACACTTACTATGAAAGACAACGATTATTTCAAGGTGAAGTTCTAGACATATCGGTTTGAAAATGTTATATACAGAAAATTATAAACAACAACTTCAGCAAAAACATAATAAAATAAGTTGGGGTGGTGGTGTAGGCACTAAAGTTAAGTGGATTATACCTAAAGCAAAAACTTATTTGAATAATTCTATTGATACAGTGCTAGACTATGGTTGTGGTAATGGAACATTTAAAAAAGTCTGTAATAAACTTTTCCCTGATGTATCAGTATTAGAATATGATCCTGCGATTATTAGTAAAGATATTTGTCCTAAAAAAGCTGACATAGTAGTTTGTTTTGATGTTCTTGAACACGTAGAACCAGAGTGTTTAAGTGATGTATTATCACACATTCAATTAATAAATACTTACGGGGCAGTACTTCAACCTTGCTTAGTTGCTGCAGGACATACTTTAAGCGATGGTAGAAATGCTCACTTGATAATACAAGATAGTGAGTGGTGGTTAAATAAGTTTAAAGATTATTTTACTATAGAAAATACTTATTATAATACTTCAAGCCACTTAGCAGTATTTGTAAAAAATAATACCTGACGTTTAAGAATAAACTTAATAACTTTGCTAAGGCTCTGCCAAAGTGATATCTAGGACTTCTCTACTGATACTTGAAAGAGAATGATCTGAATGCCCCCCGATAGTATCCTCTCTATGCTTCTTGCGTATACAGCGCGGGGGGTTATTGATATCACTTTGGTATCCTTAGTGTAAGTATTAAAAACTATACTTTTGTATTGGTTGGTTATAAATAAGAAATTAAATGTTTTCAATAAGTTATTATAGTATTCTTTTAAATATATGAAAATAATTATAAAAAATTTCAATTGAAAAACATTCCAGAAAGAAGGACTGAACAAAATGGCTAATCCGAATCCGACTAAGCCTCAAATGGGTGGTCGGCGTGAAGGCGCTGGTCGTCCTAAAGGGTCTAAGAATATTAACTCTATGGCGTCTGTTAGAAAGCTTGAAGAGCTTCAATTTGATCCTATTGAAATGATGGTTAAGAAATATAACTACATTGAAGAGCAGTTAGCTCATCATCATAGCGGTAAAACACCTTTAGGTGGTGGTGCATATGCTCAACTAGTAGCTACTCAAGGCACTCTCATTAATAACTTAATGATGTACGGCTATAAGAAAATCCCTGACAAGATCGAGCAAGAGGTTACTGAAAAGAAACCTATCTCTATATTACTCACTAATAATAAGGAAAAAGACGATGAGTGATTCAGACGCTTGGCATCTCTCTAAGAGTGTGCCTGTAACATTTATTTTAGCCATCTTATTTCAAACAATAGCTCTTGTATGGTATGTATCTAGCTTAGATAATGCTATACAGAATAATACTAGAGACTTAATGCGCCAAGAGGTTCGCTTAGAAGCTTTAGAAGATATAGTTCAGACTCAAGCTTTAACTATGGTACGTATGGATGAGAATATAAAGGCCATCAGAGATATGATGGAACAAGATAGACAGAAAAGTATACAAGGTAGATAAAAGATATATCCCTGATAGCACTAATAACAGCTAGGGGAATACTATGATAGATCCAATTACTGCTATTGCTGGAGCCTCGGCTGCGTTTAACGCTATCAAAAAAGGCATCAGTATAGGTAGAGACTTACAAGACATGGGAGGTCAACTCTCTCAATGGGCAGGTGCTATGGCTGACATAGACTTTGCTCAGAAACAAACAGATAATCCACCTTGGTATAAAGCTTTAGGAGGTGGTACAGAAGCACAAGCTATGCAGTTATTTGCTGCACAAAAGAAAAAAGAAGCAATGCGTAAAGAGTTAAAAGACTTTATTTGTGTTGCCTATGGCCCATCACATTGGGAAGAGCTTCTAGGTATTGAAGCAGAGATTCGTAAAAAGAAAAAGGACCATGAGTTTCGTAAGATGGAACTCAAACAGTCTATAATTGAGTGGAGTGCTGGAATATTTTTATTAATATTCTTGCTAGGCTGTCTCACAGGCTTTGTATGGTTAACAACATTAAATTAGAGAATAGTTATGGAAATTAATTTACATGAAGGACAGTCTGATGTTATCAGAGATCTGTTCGTAGATAAGTCTTGCAGATATGCAGTAGTTAATGCTAGTCGTGGCTTTGGTAAGTCTTACTTAGCAGCAACAGCAGCTATCGTAGCAGTACAAGAGTTAATGGAATTAGACGAGTCAGTACCTAATAAGAACGTAGCACTAATAGCACCTACTTACTCTCAGGCAGTAGATATTTACTATCCACTAATAGCTTGGCAGTTAGGCATGGAAGACTTTGCTGATAAAGCATCTAAAGCTGCTGGTACGTTTTGGTTTCCTAGAAATGTACAATTAAAGTTATGGTCGTATGAGGCATCACAGCGTATGCGTGGTACAGGTCAATACTTTGTAGTAGCCGATGAGGTTACTTCATGGAAGGGTGCAGGTATGAATCTCAAGGAGTCTTGGGAATCTATTATACAACCTTGTGTTAGTACTCGTTGGTCTCCTCAAAACGCTAAGAAGTTTGGAGCTAACTCAGGTAGAGCGCTTATTATTAGCACTCCCAAAGGTTATGACTACTTTTATGAGATGTATAACAGACAAGATTCTGATGAAGACTGGAAGAACTATCATTACACATATCACGATTCTCCATTCCTTGATGAAGAGGAAATTGAGAGAGTAAAACTAACACTTGATCCTTTAAAGTTTGCCAGAGAGTATACTGCAAGCTTCGAAGACTCTGGCACCAATGTATTCTATACATTTAACCGCAAGGATCATATAGACAAAACACTTCCTTCATTCCAAGACGAAGAGGATGTTCATGTAGCTATCGACTTTAACGTTGGTATTATGGCATCAGTTATCTTCGCAATTAGGGGTAGTCAAATACACATCTTAGATGAGATGCAAGGACATCCCGATACTGAAACCCTAGCAAGGGCGCTTACGGAAAAGTATAATGGTCATCGTATCATTAGCTATCCGGATCCTTCTGGGAGGGCGAGAAAAACTTCAGCTGCTGTCGGTGTTACCGATTTCAAGATCCTAGAGACAAACAAGATCGTCACCAGAGCACACACAAAAGCTCCACCGATTGTAGACTCAGTAGCAGCTGTAAATAAAAAGTTTAAGAACGCCAATGGTGATATTGACATGCTTATACACCCTAAGTGTGTTAATACAATAAGGTCTCTAGAGCGTACACAGTGGGTAGAGTCTAACCCAGATAGTGCTACGATTGACAAAAAGGAAGGTATTGAACACTGGACAGATGCCCTGCGTTATGCAGTAGAATATCTGTACCCAATTAGAGCAGGAACTAAAGTCGTTAAGCGCGGGTTTAGTTTTTAACAAAGGAATAAATAAATGGCAGAAAAATATTATAGACCATCCCAAAAAGCATATAACAAAATACTAGGAAAAATTGCGGCATACAGAGCCTCTCGTAGACCTGACGCTAGGGAGGGTGGCATTAAAGATGCAGGGGAATTTATTTACGAAAGTAGTCGTGAAAAAGCTGTTCGTAAGATAGGATCTACTGTAACTCAAACTGCACGAGAGGGTGCGGTTCGTAAAATAGGTTCTACTGTAACTCAAACTAATCGTGAAAAGGCTGTTCGCAAGGCAGGTTCAACAGTACGCCAAACTAGTCGTGAAAAGGCTGTTCGCAAGACAGGTTCGACGGTACGTCAAACTGGTCGTGAAAAAGGTATTCGTAAAGCAGCTACATCTATTAAAGAAAGTGGTCGTGAAAGAGCTACTCGTCAAACTAACAGATTTAAAGGTGAAAGTGGTCGTGAAAAAGCTAACCGTAAATTTGGCCAAAGCGGAAGTAAAACACCAAGCAGATTAGTTAAAAGTTTTCGTAGAGCAAAAAATTCGGAAACAGGTCGTAAGGTTAAAGCCGCTGTAAAAGATAATGTTGGGTTTGGTTCAAAGTTTTCTAGAGCTAAAACTATTGCTAGTGGTAAAGTTTTTATGGCTAAAAAGAATGTAAAAGCTACTGCAAAGAGTGCTCCTGGAAATGCTAAAAAATGGGGGAGTGCTGCTCAAAAAGCTGCATTAGAAAAAGCCAGAAAAGCTTCAGCTGCAGCTAGAAGAAAAGGGAATGACCTTTCAAATAGTCGTCTTGGTCGGCGTTTAGGTCTTAATAAACGTAGAGTTACCGATAGATAAAGGAAATTATTATGGCAAGTTCATATACAAGTGCTTTACGCAAAAAATTAAGAGAAGAAAGAAGCATAAGACTACAAGCTATAAAATCACGAGTATCAACAAATCGCATAGCAGCTAAGATGTTTAAAGGTAAGTCTGTAAGTTCATATGCATCTAAATTTGGCATTACGAATTATCCTAAAAGCATAGGCAAGCTTAAAGGACTACATGGTGCAATTCAAGCAGATCCTCGAATGGGGCCATACATTCGTGAAGATAGACTTAAAGGTCGTCCTATGACTGGAAAACAAAAAGCAGCTTTACGCAAGGCTCAATTAGCTTCTGCAAAAGCTCGTAGACAACGATCAACAGGAAGGAAATAATTATGCCATCAGGTAAAGGTACTTACGGAACTAAACGCGGTCGTCCACCTAAAAAAGGCGGCAAGAAGAAATAAAATGGGCAGATCAAATCCACGCTTATGGGAAAGCGCAAAGAAAACAGCAGTGTCTCGTATGGGTGGGCATTCTGCTAGAGCAATGCAACTTGCCGCTAAGATCTATAAAGAAAGAGGCGGCAAGTACACAGGCTCAAAAACTAAAGCCCAAAAGTCTATGACTAAATGGACTAAGCAAGATTGGGGAACAAAGAGTGGGAAGAATAGCATTAGTGGTAAAAACGCTACTGGTGAGCGTTATCTTCCTAAAGCAGAGCGCAACAAGCTTACCAAAGCTCAGTATGCCGCCACCACTCGAAAAAAGCGAGCTGATCTTGCAAAGGGAAAGAAAGTTTCCCAACAACCGAAAAAGATTAAAAAGAAATTAAATAAAAAGAAATAGCTTTTAATGCCCATCTGAGGATCGGTAGAAAGGAAACTACACATGCCGCGTTCAAATATAACATCTAAGTCAAAAGACTTAATAACGGATGACGGTGCTATACTTGCATCTGTTGTAAAAGGTGAACAAACAAGATTAAATATTACTGTAGGTTGGCTTACTAACTTATCAGGCTACACCATTACTGCTAAAGTAGTAGAGGGTAATAACACTCAAGGAACTGGAGCTACACCCACTGATGTTGACTCTAGTAATCCTGTTATTACTACTTTAACTATTCTTGATAGTACTCCTACAGATAATCAATTTGAAATTGTTATTCCACATACTCTTATCGATACATGGGGAACTTACCCTATTCCTGATAAACCTGTCTATGGTTTTATAGGTCTTGAAATTAAAGACACGGGTGTAGGAACAGCACAACAAATTTGGAAACCTATGCGTGGCCTTGTAGAAGTACGCTACTCTCCTACGGAGGCAAGCTAAATGTCTTATGCTATTACAATTAATGGAAACAACTATGCTTTAACAAGCACATCACAAGATGTTAACCTTACCCTGTCTAGAACAGGTGGTCAAGGCGCTAAAGGTGATTCTATCACAAATGCCTCTATTGATAGTAATGGAGACTTTCACGTAATAATAAGTAACTCAGCAGGACAACAAGTACAAGATGTAAATCTTGGTGGTGCTAATTTAATTGCATCTATTACTGCTTTAAAGGTCGCTACAGAAACAGCAGCAGATACTGTTGATGATGTGTTTTTAGGCTCTAAGTCTTCAGCACCTAGCCTCGATAATGATGGTAATGCTCTTCAAAACGGAGCTATGTACTTTGATACTACAACCTCTGCTTTAGGTGTATACAACGTAAATACTTGGCAATATCCTATTGCATTAGCAACTACATCGGCTACTGCAGCGGCTAACAGTGCTACCGCAGCAGCTACTTCGGCTACAGCAGCAGCTACCTCTGCGACAGCAGCTAACACTTCTAAGGTCGCAGCTGAAACAGCAGAGACTAACGCTGAAACAGCAGAAACTAATGCAGCCACGAGTGCTACTAATGCTTCAGCGAGTGCTTCAACAGCTACTACGAAAGCAGCTAATGCAGCTACTAGCGAAACCAATGCGGCTACTTCAGAAACTAATGCAGGGAATAGCGCTACTGCAGCTGCTGCATCTGCTACGTCTGCTTCTAGTTCTGATACTAGCGCCACAGCTAGTAAAACTGCTGCAGCCACCTCAGAAACTAATTCTGCTAATAGTGCAGCTAGTGCAGGATCTTCAGCTACTGCAGCGGCTAACTCAGCTACTACAGCGGGGAATCATTCTTCTAATGCAGCAGCAAATGCTATAAGTGCAGCTAGTAGTGCGACTTCAGCTACTGCTTCAGCTGCAAGTGCTCTTAACTATAAGACTGATACAGCAACAGACAGAGCAGCAGTAGAGTTATTATTTGATAACTTTGATGATAAGTTCTTAGGCACTAAAGCATCAGATCCAACTCTAGATAATGATGGTAATGCTTTAGTAGAAGGTGCTATGTACTACAACAGTACAAATAATGCTATTAAGTTTTATAATGGAACAGCATGGGAATCCCCTGAAGCAGCAGCCTCTAATAGTGCTACAGCAGCAGCTACTAGTGCCACTAGTGCCGCCACTTCAGCGGCCTCTTCTTTAACGTCAGCTAATAATTCTGCGGGTAGTGCATCAACTGCTAGCACTTTAGCAAATAATGCAGCGACAAGTGCCACAGCAGCTTCTAATAGTGCTACAGCAGCAGCTACATCTGCAACTAGTGCTGCTACATCCGCTACTAACTCAGCCACTTCAGAAACTAATGCAGGGAACTCAGCTACAGCAGCTGCTTCAAGCGCAAGCAGTGCTTCGACTAGTGCTACTAATTCTGCTACATCAGCTACTAACGCAGGTAATAGCGCAACCGCTGCTGCTACATCAGCAACTAATGCTGCTACCTCTGCTAGTGGAGCATCTACTTCAGCTACTAATGCGGCTACTTCTGCAAGCGGTGCCTCAACTTCTGCTACTAATGCAGCTACGTCTGCTACAGCAGCACAAACAGCGCAAGCAGCAACCGAATTAGCTTTTGATAATTTTGACGATAAGTTTTTAGGAACCAAAAGTTCTGATCCAAGTGTTGATAATGACGGTAATGCCTTAGTAGAAGGTGCTATGTATTATAATAGCACTGACAATGTAATTAAATTTTATAGTGGTTCAGCATGGCAAGCGCCTTCTGTAACAGCAACTAACGCTGCTACTTCGGCTACTACTAGTGCTACGAGCGCGTCTACTTCTGCAACTAATGCTGGAAACTCAGCTACTGCAGCAGCTACAAGTGCTACTAATGCTTCTAATTCTGCTACTGCTGCTAATACTTCAAAGGTCGCTGCTGAGACCGCTAAAACTGCTGCGGAGACTGCTGAAACTAATGCAGAAACAGCAGAGACAAATGCTGCTAGTAGTGCTACTGCGGCTGCAAGTTCAGCAACTGGTGCTGCATCAAGTGCGACTTCCGCTCAGACTGCTCAAACAGCAGCTGAAGCTGCTTTAGACAGTTTTGATGATCGATACTTAGGAAGTAAATCTTCTGATCCTTCAGTTGACAACGACGGTAATGCTCTTATAACAGGTGCATTGTATTTTAACTCAACTGATAGTTCGCTTAAAGTTTATGATGGATCAAATTGGGGAGCTACAGCAGCTACAACAGAAGCTATTCAAGATGTTGTAGGTGGGTTACTTACAGCTGGAACTGGAATTACTTTAAACTATAATGATGCGGGTAACTCTCTTACAATTTCAGGAAGTGCTCAATACGCCAATAGTAATGTAGATTCTCATTTAAATACTTCTACAGCTTCAAGCGGAGAATATTTGTCTTGGAATGGTAGTGATTATGATTGGGCAAGTGTTCCTGCAGGATATGCTAATAGTGATGTAGATACACATCTTAATCAATCCTCGGCAGGTAATAATCAAATTTTAGCTTGGAATGGTAGTGATTATGCATGGGTAGATGATAGTGATACTGTTTATAGTGCCGCTACTACTTCTGCAGCAGGATTAATGTCTGCAGCGGATAAAACTAAAATTAATGGAATTGAAGCCTCTGCAACTGCAGATCAAACTGCAGCTGAAATACGTACTCTTGTAGAATCGGCTACAGATAGTAATGTATTTACTGACAGTGATCATACTAAATTAAATAACATAGAAGCCTCTGCTGATGTAACAGATACTACTAATGTTACTGCCGCTGGTGCCTTAATGGATAGCGAAGTTACTAACCTATCACAAGTTAAAGCATTTGATAGCTCCGACTATGCTACAGCCGCACAGGGTACTACTGCTAACGCAGCATTGCCAAAAGCTGGTGGCACTATGACTGGCAATTTAATTCTTAATGCTAATCCTAGTGTTAATTTAGGTGCAGCAACAAAACAGTATGTTGACACTTCTGTGTCTAGCCTTGTTGACTCAGCACCTTCTACTTTAGATACTCTTAACGAGTTAGCAGCAGCTTTAAATGATGACGCTAACTTTAGCACTACTGTTACTGATTCAATTGCTACTAAATTACCTTTAGCTGGCGGTACTATGACTGGCAACCTAAGCATTAGCACAGGCTCATCATCACTCCCTGCAATAAATCTAAGCCACAGTAATGCAAATGCCGATAACTTTCAAATAACAGCAGGTACACCCGGAGTTGCCAATAGCGGTTTTACGATAAGGGACGTAGATGCTTCTGCAAATAGATTAGTCATCGACAGCAGCGGTAACTTGTTGGTGGGTAAGACTTCAGCAGATACTTACAATAATACAAATGGTATTGAGTTACAGGCTAGTGGTTTATTAACGGCAACAAGAACTGGCATTGCACAAATACTTAATCGTGAAGATAGTGACGGCGACATTGCAGTGTTCCGCAAAGATGGCACCACTGTGGGGAGTATTGGGACTGACAGCAACGGTGACTTTGTTATAGACGGTAGTGCTAATCATTCAGGATTGCGCTTTAAAGACAATACCATTGTTCCTAAACAAAATGGCTCTGATGCAGACAATGCGATAGACTTAGGTAAATCCGATAAGCGTTGGAAAGACCTTCACTTGTCTGGTACTGCTAATGTTGGTGGTATTGTTAAATCAACAGCAAATACTGTTACTGCCTCTACTTCGGCTACTACTATTGATATGACTGCATCTAACTTTCATGTAGTTACTATGCAAGCAGATACTACATTTACTTTATCAAATTTAGCTAATGCAGTTACAAGTTCAGGTACTATTGTATTAAAACAAGATTCTACGGGAGGTAGAGACTTTACCTTACCGTCTTCTTGCAAAACACCAGTCGGAGGTGCTACTATTACACAGTATACAGGTGCTAATTCAACATCAGTATTATCGTATATGGTAGTAAGTTCAACAGAAGTCCTAGTAAACTATATAGGAAACTTCGCATAATAGGAGATTCTTATGAGCAACAACTTTGGATTTATGGACGGGATAAAGGAGTGGAGCACATCAGTCTCCACTTCTAAATCTACGACTACTACATTTAATACTAGTAGAAGTACAACAACTACATTTAATACTAGTAGAGCTACAACTGCGTCTACAACAACAACATTCAATACGAGTCAAGCTACAACTACTACGTTTGCGACAAGTAATAGTACAACTACAACTTTCCAAACTAGTCATAGTACTGAGCATAGTACTACTACTACTTTTGCAACTAGTCGTGCAACAACTACGACTTATAATACTAGTCATAGTACGACTACAACGTTTAATACAAACACTACTAGAAGTACTACTACTACGTATAATACAAATACAAGTACGACTACAACGTTTAATACAAACACTACTAGAAGTACAACAACAACGTATAATACAAATACTAGTACTACTACTACTTTTGCTACTAGTAGAGCTACAACTACGACTTATACGACTTATTATAATACTAGTCATAGCACGACTACAACGTTTGCTACGAGTCACAGTACAACGACAACTTTTAATACTACTAAAAGTACCACTACGACTTATACAACAGTGTATTCTACAAGTAAAAGTACTACAACAGTGTATTCTACAAGTCACAGCACAACTACGACTTTTACCACTAGTCATACTACAAGCCATAGTACAACTACAACTTTTAATACATCTCGTGGTACTACAACTACGTTTAGTACAAGTAGATCTACTACTACGACTTTTACTACTACTTTCTCAACTAGCCGTACTACAGCTACAACTTATGCAACTAGTCATAGTACAACTACTACATATAATACTAGTCATAGTACGACTACTACTTATAATACTACTAAGGGTACAACTACAACTTTCCAAACTAGTCATACTACGAGTCATAGTACAACTACGACTTTTAGTACAAGTAATAGTACAACAACGACTTATGCAACTAGCAAAAGTACAACTACAACATATTCAACAAGCAAAAGTACGACTACGACTTATAGTACCAGTCGATCAACAAGCACAAGTCATAGTACAACTACGACCTTTAACACTACTCGATCGACCAGTACAAGTAAAAGTACTACAACAACGTTTAATACAAGTTTTCAAAACTACGTTGCTACTAACTATATGAATGTAAATTATGTTGTAAATACTAGTGCAAGCACAAGTAGAAGCACTACGACTACGTTTAATACGACTACTACATTTAGTACAAGTAAAAGCACTACAACAACGTATAATACGACTACAAGTTATAATACTAGCCATAGCACTACAACAAGCTATAACACTAGCCATAGTACTACAACAACATTTAATACTAGCCATAGTACAACTACAACGTTTAATACGACTCGTAGTACAACAACAGAGTATACTACGTATTATAATACGTCTATGGCTACTATTACAACCTTTTCAACTAGTAGAACTACAGCAACGGTTTATACTACAAGTCATACAACTACGACAACTTATAACACGGCTAAAATTACAACTACTACGTATAACACTAGTAGAAACACTTCTCTTTTGACAACTACTACGTTTAATACTAGTAGAACTACATCAACTGTGTTCTCTACTAGTCGTTCAACTACGACAACTTATACAACGTATTATAATACTACTAGGAGTACTACTACTACTTATAATACCAGTAAGTCAACTACAACGGCATATCTGACTGCACATACAACTAGTCACAGTACTACTACTACGTTTGCCACTAGTAGAGCTACAACTACAACTTATAATACTACCCAAAGTACAACTACAACATATCAAACTAGTCATACAACAAGCCATAGTACTACAACAACATTTAATACTACTAAAAGTACAACAACAACGTATGCAACTAGTCATAGTACTACAACAACTTTTGCAACAAGCACTAGTAGGAGCACTACAACTACTTATGCTACAAGTCATAGTACTACTACTACTTTTGCAACAAGCACTAGTAGAAGTACGACTACAACGTATGCAACTAGTCATAGTACAACTACAACGTTTAACACAACTCGTAGTACTATTACAACTTATACAACGTATTATAATACTACTAGGAGTACTACTACTACTTTTAATACAACAAGGTCAACAACGACAACTTTTTCAACAAGCAAAAGTACTATTACTACTTTTACTACTACATTTAGTACTAGTAGTACGTTTACAACCACATTTAGCACAAGTAGAAGCACCACAACTACGTTTAATACGCTTAGGGTGACTTCATTTTACAGTTAGGATAATATCATGGAAATGTTTAATAAAGCCTCTATTAAAGAGCGTATTGGCGATATGCGTAAATCAAAAACTCTTTTGCACTTAAAAGAATGTGAAAAACATTTTTTTAAACTTAAAAAGAAACATAAGATTGAGTCTGCATACGATGTAGTTGCAAATGAACTTCCTTATTTCAAAACTATACAATACACTGAATGGGCGCATTGCTTTTCCATGAATCCGCTTCAACAAATGCTTCGTTGTAAACAACTAGAAGAAGCACACGAAGATGACTGTGAAATAAAAACAGATTTTATGTCTTACTTTGTAGAAAAAGCTACTAACGGTACTTCTAATAAATATGATCATATTAAGGATCATGATCTTGAGCCTAAAGATCATTTAATTATACCGTTAGGTTCTAATAAAATTAAAGAAACTATTTGTGCAAATAAATTGTGTTATTTAAGAGATAAGTGGGAGGGTGATATCTGGTTTAAACCACATCCTCTTACCACTTACGCTATTGTTGGTGAATTAAAAGACATGCTTGGGGATATAGTATTAGATCGAGATATTAATATGTATAAGTTACTACTTGGTTGTGAAGTAGCACACTTATCACATATGACAGAAAGTGCAGTTTATGCTGTAGCTTTAGGTAAGGAAGTAGATCCTATTGATGTTTATAACAGAGTACATGAAGGTTCTTTTTACCATATAAACAGAAATTTATTTAATAATAGTGATCCTTATAATTGGATGCAAAAGGCTTTAAATAGCCCTAAATCGGGAATTGTAAACCCTGAACTACAAGAAAACTGGCAAAAACAAATGGAAATGTATTTTGAGTATATTCTAGACAAACGAGAAGAATATAAATACGATTATGTTTCTACAACTAGAGGATATGATTATCGATGACATCTATTACAACAAGAGCGGATAAAGGCAGTGCATTAACACATACAGAAATGGATAATAACTCTTTAGCAGTATTTAAAGAAAATCCTACTACGGTAGCGTCTAGTTATACTATTAGGAATAATCATAATGCAATGTCTGCAGGGCCAATTACAATTAACAGCGGTGTTACAGTTACAGTTGGATCTGGTGAAACATGGACGGTGGTATAAATGAGTACGCTTAACGTAAATGATATACAGGAATCAACTACTAACGGTGGAAAAGTATTTTTCAACAGATGTTGGGTAGATTACGCACCTCAATCAAATGGCATAAATGGAAGTGGTGCTCTATCTAGTATAGCAGACCATGCTACTGGAAATCAGACTTTTAATTTTTCTAATGCTAATTCAACTGCTTATTATGCTTACGGTGGTTGTGGTTACGATGATAGCCTTGGCAATTCAGATGATGGGATAACCACCGCTGGTTATTTAACTAAAACTTCAACATCCATTAGAATGATAAGCGGTTATAGAAACACTGAATATGACTATGATGGCTTTAGCTACTTTTTTGGGATAAATTAATCATGACAGAATATACAAAATATCGTGTTGTCTTTGACGATCCAGATAACCTTGACGAAACTACTAAGGTTTTAATTCCTGCAAAAGAGTGGCTAGATGAAGCTATGGCGGGTAAACTACCTCCTATTTGGGTTTATTGGCAACTTCAAGATGACGAAAACAAAGCAAGAGAAGAAGGTCGAATAGAAAGCTTTAGCCATGATCCAGAAAAACACGAATTACAATGGAAAGCGCCTCGAATTGGACCATTAACGGAAGAAGAAGCTATGGAGTATCTTGTAATGAAAGATTTGCCTCGCAAGTGCTGGGCAGAAGAACACAACCGCCCAATGTTTAGGATTGTTCGTACAGAGGAAGTGCCAAGCGACAGGCAGTTTCGTAATGCTTGGGAGATGGTGGAATGAGTACGATTAAGGTTGATAACCTACAAACTACAGGTGGTGCTCCTCTTCATTCTGCTAGGGCTTGGGTAAACTTCAATGGCACAGGAACTGTATCCATTCGTGATAATAGCAATGTTAGTAGTATTACTGACAACGGCACAGGAACATATACGTCAAACTTCTCAGTGGCAATACCAAGTAGCAATTACAGTTATGCTGTATCAGCGGTGTGGAATAGCACTGCATCTTCTCAAATGCACGCTGGAAGACGCAACAATTCGGTAATGACAACTACCGCATTTTATCACGAATCCAGCAATAATCTTGGTTCAGCTTTTACTCCTTCAGATTCGCCAGAGTTTGTATCTACTGTTTTTTATTAAGGAAATTAAATGTTATGACAAAATACCGCATCATCTTAGAAGACCCTGACAACTTTCACGGAGTAACACAATGACACAAACATTCATTAAGATTGGCGCTACAGAATATGACGCCGCAGATTACACAACCCCAGCAGAGCGTACTTTTCGTGAAAGTTGGGAAGCTAATACAGACACAGGTATAATTTCTGTAAATATGGAAAAAGCTAAAGACATTTGGCGAAATAAAATTCGTATGGCTAGAACTGAACCTTTAGCTTCTTTAGATACAGCTTACATGAAAGCTTTAGAAACTAGTGCAGATACATCAAGTATTGTTGCTCAAAAACAAGCTTTACGTGATGCTCCTGGTTTATCAACTATAGAAAACGCTACAACTCCTAACGAATTAAAAGCTATTCAACCAATTCCTAATGTAACGGTGGAATAAAATGACTAGCACAATCCGTGGAAACGATAACTTTGATAGCGGTGTTGCACCAGAAGATACTGTAAAGGCTTGGGTTCACACTTACACTTATAGTACTCAGACAATCAAAGATAGCAAAAATGTAAGTAGTGTTACGGATATAGGAACTGGAAATGTAAGAGCAAATTTTAGTAACAATATGACTAATATTTATTTTGCTTCAGCAGGGAGCGCCGGATATGCAAGCAATCCATATCGGTATATAGGCTTTTATTCACATGCTTCATCAGCTTATATGAGCGCTGTATGTCTTTATGATGCACAATCAAATTATGATGTAGATATGCATTGTATGATTGCGTTTGATAGCTAATTGACTTGAAATTAAGGAAATAAAAATTTGAGCAAAAGAAAATCTCGTTATGCTACTAAAAATAATATACACAGGATAGGATTCCATGTCATACCAAAGAATGAAAAGCAAGATAAACTCATTCGCTCTATTAAAGTCTATCCTATTACTGTTGCTATTGGTTGCGCTGGAACCGGAAAAACCTACTGCAGTACAGGAACGGTCGCACATCTTTACCAAAAAGGCGGTTATGAGAAAATTGTAATTACTCGTGCTAACGTATCTACAGGTAAAAGCTTAGGTCATTTTCCTGGAACTATTCAAGAAAAAATGACACCTTGGCTCTTGCCTATTCTAGAAGTGTTTGAACGGGCTTTCTGTAAAGAAAAATATAAATACATGATTAATAAGGGTGAAATTGAAATTCAACCTATTGAAACAATACGAGGACGTTCTTTTGAGAACTCTTTAGTACTCGTAGACGAAGCTCAAAATCTTTCGATTGATGAACTTAAAGCAATTAGTACTCGTCTAGGGGAAAATTCTAAGTTAGTGCTTATGGGAGATCCAGCACAATCCGATGTGCGCAAAGGTCAAGACTTATTAAAGTTTTGTGCTTTAATTAAAAAGAATTACATACCACTACCTGTAATTAAGTTTACAGTAGATGATATTGTTCGTAGTGATATTGTAGCAGATCTAGTAAGAATGTTTATTAAAGAAAAGTTATAAAAGAGACACAGAGAGTAGCATTAAGGCTTGTGTATAGGGGTAATTATCTAATAAGCTTTATCGTTGCTCTCTGCAGCACTCTGTAGCAGAGAGATAGTAAGATGTATTATACAGACGAAGAAATGTTAACAGCCTTGCAACGGGCTACTGATACTATAAATCAGTTAACTAATGCTTGCAAAGAATATACAAGAGGTGTAAATGATTGTTTCGCTTTATTTGCTGAGTACGACTTAGAACTTAGAGGAACAAGTAAGGCTAGAGGCTTATTTACTGCCCGTTGGAAGTCATCAAGAGAATGGCTTCATCAACTATTAAAGAGTGGATATACTCTAAAAACTTATGCCGAATATTGTGGCTATGAATACATCCCTAGTAGAAGACCCAAGCTAGGTGATATTGCTTTTGAAAAAGGGTCGGCAATGATTGCGGGGGATGGCTTTTGGCATCTTACTCGTGAAGACAATTTAGGTGTACGTGAAGATAGACAAGTACTATTCTTAGAAAGACACTTAGAATTAGCTAGACCAAGGAAATAAAAAAATGGCAAAAACTTATTTTTATCAAGGTGCTGAAATACTTGCGCCCATTACAATATCGTCAAATGAACCCTACTTTGACATGACAACAGTCTCATTAAAGACTCAAAGAGCTTCTCAAGACCATCAACGGTGGGAATTAAGCTTTAATGCTTTATCAAATGAAGATAAAGCGGCAGAATTATTTTTAAGTACTATAGTTAACTTTGATACATCTGATACTATGATTATGCCTCAATTAATTAAGGAAGGAAATACAAATACTCTTTCTAGTACTAATGTAGGTTCCACAGCAGCGGCAGGTGTTTCTTCAATATCAATTAATAATAGTTCTTCTCAAGAAGGCATATTACCAAAAGGTAGCTTTATTAAATTTGCTAATCACTCAAAGGTATATATTACTACTAATGAGCTTACTCTTACCGGAACTACAACTAGTAGAACTTTAAATATTTATCCTAATTTAGTTTCTGCTGTTCCTAATGGTACTAACCTATTAACAGGTGATAGCTGTGTTATAAGTTATTTTAAAAGCATTGATAATCAAATGGGAATTACTTATACGGACGGTATTCTTTCTAACATTGGTACAATTAATTTAATTGAGGCGTTATAATGAGAGAGTTTAGTTCAGCAGTTCAAACTGCAATTAATGCGGAGCGATTTAAGTATTTCTTTTTAATTGAATTAGAATTTAAATATTATAAAACGCCTACTACATGGTCTAGTAGTACAAATTATATTACCGGAGACATAGTAGTACTTAATGAAGTAAAATACATTGCAACTTCAAATAATAGTAATAGTACACCTAGTGGAAGTTCTTCAAATTGGAGTACTAATATAAACTATACAACAGATGGTTATTCAACAACTAATTATTACTTTACAAGCTATAATAGGAATATTACTTGGGATAGTAATACTTATATAGCCGATGGTGGATTATTTGAATTTGAAGCTCCTAATTTTTCTTCTGTTTTAGACAGAGAAGCCTATAAAATAGTTATTACTGATATTTCAGATCAATTTGCTGCTCATTTTAAAGCGGGTGTTATTGGTGCGCCTATAAGAGTTAAAGTGGGAATTATTAACCCTGCTAATGATCAACCTTTAATTGCTACAGAAGATATAATTAATTTGTATTCAGGCTTTGTTGATGGACCTTCTATCGAAAATAACTGGGATACTAAATTAGCTGTAATTGAAGGAACTTCGCCAATGGCAGATTTAGATCAAGTTAATGTAAAAATGGTTTCTAAAGATGGCATGGATCAATTAGATGCCTCAGATACATCTTTTGATAGTCTTTACGAAGACAGTGAGATTAATCTTAAGTGGGGGAAAGTATAATGGGATTAGATCCATTTACATTACAAATGATACAAATGGCTTTAACTGCTGCTTCCATGGCGTATCAACAAAAACAAACAGAAAAAATGAAAAAGAAAATGGATGCAGCAGCTGATGCCCGAAAAGGGCAAAAGTTTACTGTATCTGGAACTTCTGCACCATTGCCTATTGTTTATGGAAAACAAAGAATAGGAGGGATTCATTGTAGCTATAAAGTAAACTCAAGTTATCCTTCTGTTACTGAAAATGCTGATCAAGTATTAGCTACTGATTTTGGTAGTGGACAACAACTAGGTTCTAAAAACGAATTTCTTGCCGTTCAAACAGCCTTATGCCATGGTGGTATTGAAGGTATAAAACATATTTTAGTTAATGATGTTGATTATCGCGGCTATACTAAAGAAATGAAAGAAAACAAATCTTCTTTTAATCATAGATTTTTAATACACACAGATGGTGGAACAGCAGACGCTTCTGCAACTGGTTTTGGATTTCCTTCTACAAATAAATTTACTGGCTGTGCTTACGTTAATAACTTTTTTAAATTAAATAGAGAAGAACCTCAATACAGCGGCATTCCCTCTATGGGTTATATTGTTAAAGGAAGAAAAGTACGAGCTATTACTCGTAGTGGCTCAAGTCCTAATTACACTTATTCTTTAAGTTCAAGTTATACTTATTCTAATAACCCTGCTTTGTGTTTGTTAGACTATTTATTAAATAGTAATTTTGGAAGAGGATTAGCTGCTACTGATGTAGACTTAGAATCTTTTTATAATGCAGCAGATATTTGTGAGACTCCTGTTTTAACAGGCGCTACTATTGGCGGGGAAGTTAATGATGTAAAGCCTATATTTTCTTATACATCTTTATCTGATTTTCCTAGTACAAACATTGAACCTTATATGGCTGGTTATTTGTATTATGATGAAACTGCTGATACATTATACACTCAAACTCAGTCAGGTTCGGGTGAAAATATAACAGCAGCTTATACATTAACTACTGCACCTGCTACAGCTACTATTCCTCTTTATGAGTGTAATATTACTTTAAGCACCGAAGAAACTATTCGAAATAATATTGAGCGTATTCTTAATACAATGGGATTGTCTGATCTTGTTTGGACTCCTCAAGGTAAGTATAAGCTTATTTTATCTTATCCTCAAACACAGGCTCAGCAAGATACTTTAGTTACTCAAACTTTTAATGAAGATAATATAGTACGTGATTCTGTTAAATTAGCATTTCCAAAAGCTCAAGAAAGATTTAATCAAATAACAGTTAGCTTTGATAATGAGTTTGAAAATTTTAAAGATGATACTTTTACTTGGCCTCCTACAAACAGTTCTATACACCAAACTTATTTAACAGAAGATAATAATCAACCGCTAACAACTTCTTTGCAAGGTGATGGAGTTACTAGTAAATATCATGCACAAGCATTAGCAGAACAACAAGTAAGAAAATCTAGAGCGCTTTATATATTAAATTTTAGTGTTAATAAAGAAGGACTTACAGTAGAACCTGGAGATCTTATTAAAGTTAATATACCTACAATGAGTATAAGTAACGAGGCATATCGAGTAGAATCTATAAAAGTTCTTAATGATTTTTCAGTAGAAATTTCTGCTTATAAATTTGACTTTAGTGTATTAGCTTGGAATGTTCCTAATGATTTAGACTACATTGTTAAACCAGACTTTGATTTTGTAGTAGCTCCTCCTACTAGCCTAGCTTATAATAGTACGGCTAATATATCAGGTACTTCTTCAGGTAAACTTACTTGGACTGCAGCAAATGATGCTTCAGTAATTGAGTATATAATAGAAGTTAGAACCGCAACCGGAACAGATAGTAATGGTGATACTACTTATAGTAATTATAGAAGTATAGGTACTAGCACAACTACAGAGTTTGATCTTATAGGTTTTAAAACAGGAACATATCAATTCTCTGTAAGATCTAAGAATATTACAGGGTTAAGATCTGAAAGAGTACATATTACTCAAGGTCTTAATCTTATTACAGTTGGCAAAGTAGAACCTATTTATGCTGATACTGCAACTCAAGCTAGTAACAATCAAAGTTTAACGGTTGGAAATAATCAATTTGTTGCTTTCTTTATTAACAACGGAGAAGATTTAACTTCTAATGATTTACCTATTAGAGCTTCAACGCAAACATTAGAGTTTAAAAAATTCGTAGGTGAAGATGGAGTAGATGGCACAGGATCTAATGCTAAAGTTGTTAACTTAACATCTAGTAATTACTCTATAATTTACAATACTAGTGGCGCTACCCCCTCACCTTCTTCTATAACTTTAACAGCTAATGCTCAAAATTTTAATTCGACTAGATTTAAGTTTACAGGAGGCGGTACTGCTTTTACAGATGAAACAAGCTATAAAACAGGAAATACTGCAACCTTTACATTGCCTAGTAATATTTCTGCTAATACTACCTTTACTTTTAATGTTTCTACTGTAGAAGCTGCAGACACTTCTACCGAAGTAGCTAATGATTCAATAACTTTACTTGCTATAAAAACAGCTACAGATGGCACTAACGGTACAAACGGCGCTGATGGTAGTGATGGTAGTGATGGTAATAACGGTAATGATGGTAGTGATGGTGCTGATGGTAATGATGGTGCTGATGCTGCAAATATTGTTAATATTGTAATGTCTAATGAAGCGCATGTTCTTCCAGCTAGTAGTGCAGGTGTAGTAAGTAGTCATACTGGCTCTGGAACTTTATTTGAATTATTTAGAGGTTCTACTCAACTAACTCCGACCACAGGAACAGTAGGACAAAATCAATTTAAAGTTACTGTAGCTAATAATGCAAACATAACCGAAGGCGCTGGTTCTGTTAGTAGTAACCAATTTGTATTTGCTGATCATTCAAATATGTCATCTAGTGTTGATGTTATTGTATTACCATATACTATTACAGTTAGAAATGAGGTTAATAACGGTAACGAAACTTACGTTAAAAGTCAATCTTTAAGCAAGTCTAAAGCAGGTGCTGATGGAAATCCAGGAGCTTCAGGCACTAATGCTAAGACTGTTAATCTTACTTCTGATGATTATTCGTTAATTTATGATGCTAGTGGAAATATTTCAACTAGCCCTGCAACTACAGCAACGCTAACAGCTTCTTCTCAAGGGTTTACTAATCCTGAATTTTCATTTAAAAAGAATGGAACGGGAGCTACTACATTTGCAAGCGGAAATACTCTTGGACTTTCAACAGCAAATACTGGAACAAATAGTATAGCCAGTACTATAAGTGTTAATACTAAAAATACATATTTAGTTGAAGTTAAAGAAAGTGGAGGTAGTGTTGAAGCTACAGACTCTATAGATATAGTATCTCTTAAAACAGCTTCCAACGGTACAAATGGAACTAACGGTACAAATGGAACTAATGGTACTAACGGTGAAGATGCAGACAACATAGTTACAATTATTATGACTAACGAGGCTCATGTTTTTGCTGCAAATAACGCAGGAACAGTTACTAGCTTTGCAGGTTCAGGCACTGGAATTGAAATATTTAGAGGTGCTACAGCACTAACTGCAACTACCAAAACTGCACAACAAGCTTTAGGAGCAAATGAATTTAAAGTATCTGCTAATGCTACAAATATGACGTTAGCAACAAGTAGTTCACCTAGTGCCTCTGGTAATACAGTAACCTTTGCAGATCACACAGCAATGAGTGCAGACCAAGGATCAATAACTTATACTATTACAGTTAGAAACGAAGCTAATGACGGTGATGAGACTTATACTAAAACTCAATCTTTTAGTAAATCTAAGCAAGGTAATGTTGGCGCTACTGGAACGGCAGCTAAAACAGTAAATCTAGTGGCTGATGACTACTCTGTTATATACAATACTAGCGGTGCAAGTCCATCTCCAACTTCTGTAGGTCTTACAGCTAGTGCTCAAAACTTTAATAATCCTAAATTTATTTTTAAAAAGGATGGTAGTAATGCTAGTAATATATCTTCTACTAGTACTTTAAGTTTATCTACAAATGGAAGCGGAATAAATTTACCTAATACGATAAGTTCAACTACAAAAAGTACTTATCTTGTTGAAGTGTATGAATCAGCAGATACTAATACTGTAGTTGCAACTGACTCTATAGATATTATACAATTAAGAACAGCATCAAATGGCGCAACTGGAGCTGCTGCAGATAACATAGTTAATATTATTATGTCTAACGAAGCTCATGTATTCCCTGCTGAAAATACTGGAACAAATAATATTGTATATACAGGATCAGGAACTAGTTTTGAACTGTTTAGAGGCAGTACAGCACTCACTGCTACAACAGGCACAGTTGATGCTGCAAATGAGTTTAAAGTAACTTCAAGTGTTACGGGAATAACAGTAGGATCATCTTCTACAAGCAATAATACATTTACATTTGGAGATCATTCTTCATGGACATCTTCTAGTGATTCATTAGTTATAACTTATACTATAACAATTAGAAATGAAGCAAATAATGGTAATGAAACTTATACTAAAGTTCAATCATTAAGCCTTTCAAGAGTAGGTACTCAAGGTGCTCAAGGTGCTCAAGGCATCCCTACAACCATACAAAGTGATAACTGGACTTTTGGCACAGACACATCTCCTGACGCTAGTAGTACGGGTGAAGCAGTATTCTTGTTTTACGAAGCAACATTCGACACCTATTATGCCCAAACGGGTGGTGCTTGGTCTTCCAATCTTACCCACATCAGAATGTATAAAAACTCAAATGCTGGTACAGATTATCTAAATGACCTAACGGCTCGTCCAGTAGGTAGCCTTCTAACCTTCTCGCAAGGTGATAGCTGGCTAATAGCTAAGATTACTTCAACACCCACTGAAGCATTTGGTATGATTGAGTTTGAAGTTTCTGTTGAGGAATATGGTGGAGAAATCAATTTAGGTTCATATGCGGTTGGCTGGAACCCCAAGGGGGCAGATGGCGAACAAGGTGCAGATGGAACTATTGTTACTATAAATGGTGCAGAAATATTTATTGATACTAATCCAAAAAATAATAACGATGCGGATTATATAAAGTCTAGTGTGTATACCGGAGTAGACAAATCTAGCTCTTGGGGTGGTCCTGCTGTTCCTTACAAAGTATTTACTGATCCTAATATAACAATTACAGGTACTTATACTGTTGTTCCTGAAAGCACAAGCAATGCTAACGACCCCAGTGGCGCAGGAATGTACTTAAGAAAGTCAGGTGGGTCATATTATGATAGAGTTCCTCAAAATGGAAGCTGGGCAGATGCAGAGGCGCTTTTAATACAAAGAACTGATGTTAATGGAACTAATTACGCAACTCAACTTGATGCATTAGTTGCGGGAGATTTTATTTTAGTAGAAATTAGTAGTAGTAATTTTGGTCTTTACTATATTGATTCTGTTAATACTACCCCAGCGCCTGTATTTTTAAATGTAACACTAGTACAAAGTCAAGGTACATTTGCAATTGCTAACAATAGCAACCTTACTATTACTACTCATGTTCGCAACTATACAGTTAACAATGCTAATTTAACTGATGCATTTTTACAGGCTAACTCGCAATTAGGTGCAATGTCAAATATACCTGTTAGATCAGCAGTATGGGCAAAATTTCAACAGACTAATGCAAATGGAGTCGATAACTCTAATAATTATAGTTATAGGTCTTGGGATGCTGCTAATTCAACTTGGTCTAATCATTCAGCAGAAATTGGAGGAATTGATACTCCTCTTTTTGCTCATGATTTAATAAGCGAAGAAGCTTTTCTTACTAAGGTAAATGCTGTTAAAATTAATGTTGACAGATTACAAATAAATAATTCTGTTGCGTTAGAAGATGGGGGTGCATGGAGGGTAAATAAAGGTACTCCTGACGATGATGCTATTAATGGTATTTTCGTTGGAAACCCTCAAACTAATTCTAATGGAGTTAATCATGACTTTGCAATTGTATCTACTGGTGGTGCAGGTTCAAGCAATACTCATGGAGTTAAATTTACAGAGTCAGAAACAAAGCTTATAAATCCTGATATTTACCTTGGTACTACAAATACTTCTTTTCAAAATAGTCACGAAAATACAGGAACTAGTGTTTTAAATGTTAGTGCAGCAGGAATAGGTAGTTATAACTCTAGCACAGGTATTGGTAGTAAATCTATAACTTTATCAATAGTTGGTTCAGGCGGTGGCGGTGCTGCAGCTGACAGTCAACAAACAGGTGCAGCTTCAGGTGGTTCTAGCTCTTACACAATCTATAATAACGGATCCGCAATATTTACTAACACTGTATCAAGCGGTGCTGCAGGTACAGGTTTTGGAGCTGCTAAAACAGATGGAGATGCTGGTGAAAATTCTCAATTTGGTATAGGTGGTTCTGGAGGTGGTAATTATGGCGCAGGTGGAACTGGTTCTAAAGGTGCTGGAGGCGGTGGCGGCGGTGGTCGAGATGCTTCTGCTTGGACTAGTTCTCGAAAAGGTGGCGGAGGCGGTAACGCAGGTCAATCTGGTGTTTTTACTCATGATTTAACATCTTATGCTGGTCCTTTTACAATATCATTTAGTTTAGCTGCAGGAGGCGCTGGAGGTACTGGGAGCCGTGGTAACGGTGGACGCGGAGGTGGTGGCTATGCCACTTATTCCGTTGAAACTGATACACTTAAAAAGATGGATTTAAAGCCATTTGGTGTAAAAGCATTTGTTAATTTTAATGGTAGTGGTAGTAATAGTTCAACCGCTACAATAAGAGATTCTGGTAATATTGCGAGTGTTTACAAAATAGTAAACGGAATTTTTGTAGTTACTTTTTCAAATGCAATGCCAAATTCTAATTATGGTGTAACTTATGGCGCAGGGTCTTCAACTGCTGTCAGTGCTGGTAATGGTACAACTTGTGACTTATATTCAAAAACTTCAACAGGTTTTTCAGTCGCTGTAACTGACCCGACCGACAACAATTTAGTTAGCCCTCATACTATAATGTTTACTATAGTTGGATCAGATTAAAAAAAAAAAGGGAAAATAAATGACAATAGCAATGGAACGAATTTTACAGTGGCAAATTATGCCTCGTTTAATGATGTTAGCTGTTACAGTTTTAACGTATCAATCTGTACATTGGTATATGTCGCTAACAGATCCTACAATACAACAAAGTGGCTTAGTTTCAGTGTGCATGGGCGCACTAACAGGCTGCTTTGCTGTATGGCTTGGTAATGAAAAACATAAAGGACATTAAGATGAGTTTTAAATTAAGTAAAAGAAGTTTAGACAAGTTAGAAGGCGTTAATCATAACTTGGTTAATGTTGTACACAAAGCTATACAACTTACTAAAGTAGACTTTGGTGTTGTGTACGGGCTTAGAACACTTGAAGAGCAAAAGAAGCTTGTTGCTGCAGGTAAGTCTCAAACATTAAAATCAAAACACCTTGACGGTAATGCTGTAGACCTTATGGCTTACGTAGACGGTAAAGGTTGTTGGGAACTTAATGTTTATGATGACCTTGCAGACGCTATGAAGGAAGCTGCTGTTTCAGAAGGTGTTCCAATACGTTGGGGAGCTGCTTGGCATATTCCTGACATTCGCTCTTGGGAAGGTACAGCAGAGGCTGCTATGATGTCTTATATTGATACTCGAAGATCACAAAACAGGCGTCCATTTATTGATGGTCCTCACTTTGAATTAGCTTCATGATAGGGCAAATTTTAGGTGCTGTTGGTGGTTTAGCTACTACTTACCTAGATGGTAAAGTTGCTGTACAAAAGGCTAACGCAGAAATTAAAGTTAAACAAGCTACAGGTGAAATTGATTGGGATATTGAAGCAATTAAAGCTACTCAAAACTCGTGGAAAGACGAGTGGATTACTTTATTATTTTCAATACCTTTAATTTTAGCTTTTTGTGGTGATTGGGGTAATATTATTGTTGCTCAAGGCTTTGCTGCCCTTGAAGCTATGCCAGCGTGGTATCAATATTCTCTTGGAGGTATTGTTAGTGCTAGCATTGGTATGCGAGGTGTTAGTAAGTTTTTTGGCAAAAAGTAAATACCTGACGTTTAAGAATAAAAGATAACAAAGAGACAGATTAAACATCTGACAGTCTCTATTCAGAGGAAGCCCTTCGGGGCTTCTTCACAATACCTGACGTTTAAGAATAACCGCTAGGTTTATTTATAATATACTTTAAAGTATACCTTAAAGTTTATTTTAATGTATATTGTTTTTATTAATAGAAAGAAATCGTTATGGCTCAAAAGAAAGACTCACGACTTACTCGTGCTGGAGTCTCTGGCTTTAATAAGCCTAAACGTACTCCTAACCATCCAACTAAGTCTCATATTGTTGTGGCTAAGTCTGGTGATACAATTAAAACTATTAGATTCGGTTCTCAGGGAGCAGTAGGTTCCCCTAAAAAAGCAAATGAATCTGATAAATATAAATCTCGTAGATTAGCTTGGAAAGCTCGTCATGCTACTAATATAGCCAAAGGCAAAATGTCTGCTGCATATTGGGCGAATAAAGTAAAGTGGTAAAGGAAAATAAATAATGGCACAGTTAACTAAACCAACCAAAAGTGTTAAAAGGTCTGTTGCCGATCCAAGTGCAAGTTATCATTCTATGAAACCACTTTGGAAACGGTCAAGGGCGGTTCTGCAAGGACAAGATAACGTTAAAGCACACGATGAGTATTTAGAACCGGAATATAAAAACTTACTTATTCCTTTTTCACCTAGCATGAGCCAACGACAGTATGACTTTTATCGATCAGAGTCAGAACTTCCAGGTTTGACAGCTCAATACTGTAAAGTACTTATTAGTGCTTTATTACGTAAAGACTCTCATTTAGAACTTCCAGAAGAACTACCAGATGATGCTAAACAATGGTTAAAGAATGATTTTACACTAGACGGTAGATCGCTATTTAACTTTCTTGATAATGCTCTTTGGGAAGAACTTCAAACATCAAGGTCTTGGGTTTATGTAGATAGACCACAGGTTAGCGAACAAGAGTATGACAATTTAACTCCTGAAGAACGAGCTATGATTAAGCCGTATCCAGTAGTAATTGAAGCTGAAAACGTTATTAACATTCAGTTGTCTACTCACCCTATTACACGGCAAAAGACTTTAACTCGTTGGGTTACTCGTTACTTAGTAGAAAAATACAAACCAGAAAATCCTTGGCACCCTGATTATGTAGACACAGTCTGTGATCACTACATTGATGAATCAGGTCGTCTTGTGTTAGACTACTATGAACATCCAGATACTAACAACGAAATTAAAGTTCTTAATGGTGATATATCTCAAGACTATAAAGAATCAGTTAGCGAAATAGGCTTTACAAAAGTTAATACAGTTTATCCAACTATGTTTGGTGAACGCTTAATGCGTATTCCTGCTTGGCCTCTTAACGGCCAATATGAACCAGTTGAACCTGTTCTTATGCCGCTAGTTGATCGTGAAGTTTCTCTCTATAACAAAGTATCGAGACGAAACCATTTGCTTTACGGTGCTGCTACTTATACCCCTGTTGTACAATCAGATATGACAGACGAGGAATTTGACGACATCGTAAACGCAGGGTTAGGTACTTGGCTTAGAGTTCGTAAAGACGAATCTATTACTGTACTTGAAACTCCTACGTCAGCTTTAGGCGACATGGAAAAAGCTATTCAAGGTACAGTCGAAGAAATGGCTAAGATGGGTATTCGTATGCTTTCACCGGAGCAAGCAGCTTCAGGTGTAGCACTAGAAATCCGTAATGCTTCTCAGACAGCGCAGCTAGGTACACTTAACGCTAAAGTCTCAGGTACTATTCGCGAAGTAATGGCATTTATGCTTAACTGGTATTACAACACTATGTATACAGGTGATGACTTAGAATTCCAAATGTCTAGTGACTTTTCTCCTATTGTAGGTGGTGAAGGTGCTATGCGCCTTGTTTCTGAGTGGTATCAATCAGGGATTATTAGCCGTTCAACTTGGATTAACATTGCTAAGTACAATGACTTCTTACCCGCTGACTATAGTGATGAAGAAGCAATTGAAGAAATACAAACTGATCCGTTAGCAGTTCAAACTAGCGCTGATCCACAGATAGATATTGAAGAATAGTTATGAATTATTTACAGGTACTAACAAACAATTACTTACAAATCGTAGTTGGCCTTATAGTATTTTATGTAGGGCTTAAAATGTTTTCCGGAGGAATGAAGTCAATAGGTAACGTAGACCATTTAAATTGGTTTATTGCTAACCCGATTTATATGTTTTTTGGAGCAATTATAATGACACTGCTTTGGCAGTCGTCTTCTCTTTCTACTACTGCAATTATTGCGTTAGTGGCTTCAGGGGTCGTCCCTTTACCTGCTGCTGTAGCAGCGGTACTAGGAGCAAACATTGGAACTACAGGAACTATTTGGCTAGCAGGTTTGCTAGTATCTGACGGAATGCCCAAGGGTGATACGCTAAGAATAGCAATAGCTCATACAGGCTTAAATTTATTAATGGCACTTACAATGTTACCTTTTGTACATCACATTGCAAGGTTTCTATCAAAATTTTAAACATTTTACTACTCAGAGGAGTACTAAATGGATATCAATTTAAAACTTTATGATCGTATTGTTGATCATATGACTGACGTAAGATTATACGAAGAAGGCGTACAGTTACAAAACAGACGTATTATGCGTAGGCATAGGAAGCGTTTAAGAGACATTCTTTCAGAGAGACTAACTAATGATGTTACTCCTGAAGTAAATCGCTTTGGTCGAGAAATGTTAACTCATCAAACTAGTTCTTTAAAAGAATTTTCAACGTCTCAACTGGACTTTCATTCGGACAATCTAAACAAAGAACTAAATAAATTTTATAAGGTTTCAAAGCCACGTAGTAAAGAATTACTTGCTGAAATAACTGGATCAAACATTAAAGGTGTTAAAACAGTTACTCAAAATATGAAAAACATTTCATCAGGTGAACTTGTTAGAATACAATCTAAAGTAAAAGCAGGACTTGCTAAAGGCGAAGCACCTAAAGATATTATTAACAACGTGCTTAAAACTACTAAGCTTACTGAACATCAGGCTAAAACTTTAACTAGAACTTCTATAACTAGTACTCAAACAGCAGCTTTAAATAAAGTTGTAGAAGCAAATTCTCATGTAGTTAAAGGCTATGTATTTACTGCTGTGCTTGATAGCCGTACTAGCCCTATTTGTTCTTATCATAATGGAAAGATTTACGATGTTAGCGATAGACGCTTTACTCCTCCTTTGCATTGGAATTGTCGTAGTTCTTTGGTGCCTGTATTAAAATCTAAAGAAGAGCTTCAAAAAGAAACCACTAATAGACTTAATAAAACAAACCTTGCTAAAAAGAAAGAAGAATCGCTTTCAGGTGTTGCACCTAAAGTAGAATCTTACGGAGCATGGTTAAAACGTCAAGCTTATGATATTCAAGCTAAACTTCTTGGAGGAATGGACCAAGCTAATTTATTTAGACAAGGAAGGCTTAAGGCTGAACAGTATGTTACACCTAAAGGTAAAGCATTGTCTATTCAAGCTTTGAGAAATAAAGCTACTAATGCTACTGCTATATTTGCACCTAAACAAAAACTTAGAGAGCAAGCAGTAGATATTCAAGCTAAACGCCCTAGTTCTATGCTACGCTCACCAGAACAGAAAGCTTTAGTAAGGCAAATGTTTTTACTTGATGCTGATGATTACTCTAAAACTATGTCTTTAACAGACTATAAAGGTACTAGTCTTGCAGGTAAAACTGCTTCAAGGCGCAGAGTAGGTAACGAGTTTGATGAACGTAACTTTAGCGCTGACCCGTTAACAGGTGAAATTAAAAACAATAACATTTATGATCCTGATTTTAACTTGTATCAAGAACGTATTGACTTTATGCGTAATTCTAAACTTCTTAAACAAGATGAAAAAGATTTTATTGAAAGCATTGCTGCAGGATTAGATGACAAAGTTTCAGTTAATCAACAAACTGTTGTAATTGAAAACTTAAGAGTTGTATTTGAACGTTATGCTAAAGATAAAAAACCTTGGAATGATGTTTCGGCTGTATTAAGAGCAGAAAATAGATTTGCTGTTCAAAACGTTTCTAGGCTGTTAGATACACGATCTCGTAAGCGTTCTGAAATGTTTGTTAGTTATTTATCTCAAGACAAACCTCAAGTTCAAATTATGGGTAAGTATTATACTTTTGAAAACCTAATTGATAGCCAGCTAAAAGATCAAAGATTTATTGATGCATGGCGTAGAACTGAAGGTAAAAAATTAGCTACTAAAATGTTCTTTAAAGGCAGAGCGCCATTAAGAATTTATTTTAAAAAGTTCACTGATAAATATCCTAATAAAAAACGACTTATTAAGCAATTAAAAAAAGATTCTGGTTTTGCTAAACTTTTAAAATTACAAAAGCTAGTAACTGAACCTTCTGACTCTTTGATTACTAAGTTAGCTGCTCGTAATAGAGAGACTATACGTAGACTTTTAGATGCTGAGTTTTTAATTATAAACAAAAAACCTACTTCTAAATTATTTGATGAAAAAGCTTTAGATAGTTTAACTAATATTGCTAAACTAGTTGCATCAGGGCAATCTACTGATTATGATACTTTAGCTATTAATATAGGAAAAAGATTTTCTAAAGATTTTGAGAATATCATACCCTTTACTAAACATACTTTGCAAGACTTTCATAAAGAAGGATCTAAAATACTTGACTTTATGGTAGATCAAGGCCTTATTAAAGTTCAATTTAGAGGTAAGACTCGAAGAGGTGTTTTAGATTTAGATACAGGTAGAGCTTCAGGTGGTTGGGCAGATAGCATTTCTAGAGAAGTAATTGTTGTAGATAAGACTTTACTTAAACTTCAAGAAGCAGAACGTAAAGTAACTATTGCTAGAAGACTTGGAACTGTTTACGATAGAGATCGACTTTATGTAAAAGCTAACAAAAAGACATATGTAGATGCCAGAGGTAATGAAACAGGGGTACCTTTAATCTCTAGAGATAAATTTCCAGATTACGATCCTAAACAAATTGATCGTGAGATGGCTCAAATGCTTAATCATGTAATGGATGTTGAATATGGAGTTGATAACGAGTTCTTCGGGTTTATGGACGATATTGCTAGATTCAGAGATCCTAGAGGGAGATCTAAGTACTATGACAGTATTAATGAGTTTCGTCATGAAATTTTAAATCGAGGAGAACAAGGTTATGGACTTATGTCTACTGCTAAGTATCATGCTCAAAGAGGGAAAAACTTTAGGACTCAAGCGTTTATTGATTCTAGGGGGCGAGTATATCACAGAGGATATCTTACACCTACGGGCGGCGAACTAGTTAGACCTTTTCTTAATTCAGGTAAAGCTGTTAATATGAGCACTGAAGCTTTAGATGAACTTAGAATTCAAATGGGAGCTTTAATCGGTCCAGGAACTGAAGCACTTACTCAAGCAGGTCGTAATGCTATATTTAAACGTAATGAATCTAAGATTATTGAGCTAGGTAACATTATGATGTCTAAAACTCAAAGAGACAGACGTCTAAGAGAGTTTCTTGAACATCCGTTAATACGGGGTTTAGAAGGGCCAGAAGTACCTAAGATGGGTAGAATGGCAATTGAATATGCTAGAATAAATAAACACCTTAAACAAGACAAACCTCTTACTAGTTATAAAACAAAACTTATGATTGAAAATGATGCCTCATCCAGTGGAGCTCAGATCATCGGGCTTTCTACAGGCGACAGGGCAGTATCGCAAGCTTCAAATGTTTTAGCTACAACTCAAAAAAACCGTCTTTATGACTTAGTTGCAATGGATACAGTAAATGACCCAGAATTTCTTAAAATACCTGCACTCAGAGATGCTAATCTTACATGGGAAGATCTTGCTAAAGCAGCCAAAGCTCAAAACATGGTATCATTTTATGGCGCTGGAGCTGCTACGAAAACCGCTAACGTGGCTAATAAGTTGTCTAAAGTACTTGACGAAAAAGGCTTTATAACAGTTACTAAAGATAATCTAGGTACTAACCTTAGAGTTGTTGACGGTAAAATTAAAGTAGCCGAACGATTAGGTGCAACAGGTACAGTAGAAGAACTTAAAAGTTTTCGCAGCGAACTCTTAGAGTTAATTAATAAAAACGAACCTGTTGGTCGTACACTATTAAAACAAGCTCAAGATATACACCCTGATGTTGGTGACTTTGTTAATAAGCTTACTAATGCTCGCAGGGGTATTATTGGGCCAAAAGAGTTCTCAGAAATATCTAGAATTATGTCTAAAAATCTTGCTGATAGAGCACCTGTTACTGATAATTTTATTAATTATTGGAAACAAGTTGCTAAAGCCTACGTTGAAGAAACTCAAAAAGTTGATATTCCGTGGGTTACATTTGATGGCAAGATAATGACACAAAGATACCGTCCTAAAATTCAAGAGCGTATTGAATTTAGAGATCCGGTTACAAACAGAAAAATATCTAACATATACGAATCCAGCGCTGAAGACGGAAAGCTTTTAGGTAAAGGCTCTCTTAATGATGCTAGGATTGGATTAGGTGTTAATGGAAACCACAGTAACGATGCTGTTATAGTTAGGCGCTTTCATTTATGGGCGCGTAAAAATAACGTAGACAGTGGAACAATTCACGATGCTTTCTTTACTAATATAGGTGAAGCAAGACGTGCAAAAGATGCTTTAAGGACCATCTATGCAGATGCCCTAGAAGGCGATACTATAAGAAAAACCCTTAGAGAAATGCGCAGACAAGGAATGTCTTATAGAACTTACCAAAGGCTTCTTAAAGAAGCTAAAGATCAGGGTCTTATTGACCCTCCTAATAAAATAACAAGAAAAGACATACTAGCACCGCTCAAAGACGGGCAGGACTGGTATGGTATCGGGCCATAGTTATTTGTAATAGCCTATGACCTTTTTAGATTCTGTGAATCAAAATTAAACATTAACCTCAAGCTGTGCTTGAAAGGAAAATATTATGAGTGAAGAAAATACAGTAGTTGAAGAAGAAGTAACTGCAACAGAGTCCAATGAGACTAATGAACAAGAAAATGTTCAGGAGGAAACATCTGAAACGGTTGATCCAATTGAACAAGAGGTTGCCAATAGACTTTCTAAAATGAAGTCTAATGTTGACCGCATGGCTAAAGAGCGAGACGAGGCTCTTAAGAAAGCTGCTGAAATCGAACAACAACAAAAACAAGAAACGATGAAGCGGCTCGAAGAAGAAGGAAAACTTCAAGAACTATCAGAAATGAAAATTGCTGATCTTGAAGCTAAACTAAAAGTCTACGAAGAAGAGAATACTAAGTTAAATCGAGATAGCGTTGTTAACTCATTGCTTGGTAGTTTAGATTTCCGCAATGATCGTAGTCGTCAACTAGCTTACCGTGATATTGTTGAGCAACTTGTTCAGAATGACAACGGTAGTTGGGTTCATAAGTCAGGCACTACTATTCAAGACTTTATTACCTCTTACTCAGATAATGAAGATAACTCATTCCTGTTTCGAGTTAAAGCTAACTCAGGAGCGGGTACAGCGGCACCAGCAGGTGTCTCAAACACTAATGAAAACAAACCACTTAGTGAGATGTCAACACAAGAAGTGTTAAATCTTGCTGCCAAAGGGCAACTAGGTAGTTTTAATTATTAATAAGATAGTTATATACAAGGAAATATAAAATGGCTATTACAAATACAGACTTTCAAAACGTAGCGTTGGCTATCTCTGCTTACGCAGATGAAGCATACACAACTGAAAAGAAACTAAATTCTTCAGGTATTGTAGGGCAACGTGACGATATTAATGCTAACGGCGAATCTTTTATTGGTCAGTTCCGTTACTACAAGCCACTTTCAGCTAACATCAACGTTCCATCGCTGTCAAGTGCAACAGATGGTACTTACACTGATATCACAACTGACATTGCAGATTACGTTAAAACTGTTCGTACATTTGGTGCGCAACAAGTTAATTTGCAAGAAGTAGTTTCACGCCAAGATGGTCTTGCCAAAATTGCTCGTGACTTTGCACAAGTACGCGGTGATGACGAAGGTAATGCTTTGTTGTCTTGCCTTAAAGGTGTAGCACTTAGCGAAGTTACTCTTGGTGACAAAGGTGGTTCAGGCGCAGGTGGTTACATTGCATTTGACACAAATGGCGATGCTGCTAACACTGGTCACTTTGTAGACATTAACGCACTTGGTGAATTTGGTGCTGCTGCAACAGGCGCATCTGATCAGCGTGCTTTGTTTGACTCAACTGCTACGGGTGCTGCTCGTGGTGAACGTTTGTTTAAAGCGTTGGGTATGGGTTTCAAAGACTACGAACCTGACTTTATGTATCTCGTAACTTCACCTGAAACAATGGCTGAAATGCGTGCTGCTAACTTGGTAGACGAAACTCGTGTACAAGATGGCAACCTTGAGTTCCAAACCGTGTTTGGTGGAAAATTCCGTTTGGTTATGACTCGTGCAAACCAAATGATTTCAGGTGCTGCTTCAGGCGACTTGAATGCTCGTTCAACTAAGTGTTCTTTCTTGATTAAACCAGCTTCAATTACTTCTGCTCCTGTAAATGTTCCAACTCCTGTTGAAGTAGACCGTAATGCGGCTTCTTACACTGGTGGCGGTTCAACTAATATTTGGTATCGTTACGGCTTTATCATGCACCCAATGGGCTATGACTGGTCAGGCGCAACTAACGCATTTGCTACAAACGCAACTTATGCTGCTTCTGCATCTTGGACTCGTAAAATGAGCGCACTGAACTTGGGCATTTTGCCAGTCTTCCACTCATAATAAGTTAGGAGGGACTAATGGCTTTAGTTCTAAATACTAATAGTTATGTTGCCGTTGCTGCTGCAGATACTTATTTTGAGACTCGCATCGATAGTGCTAATTGGACTACCGCAGCAGAGGCTTTAAAAGAAGATGCATTAGTAACAGCTACACAGCTTATAGACAATCGTTCTTGGATTGGTTCTGCTGTTAGTTCTTCCCAAGCTCTGGCATGGCCTCGTAAAAATACTTCTCATTATAATCCTAGATTAAACTTAGAAGTTAAATTTACAGAGTCAGAAATTCCTAATGCAGTTAAAATTGCTGTTTATGAACAAGCATTGCATCTGTTAAACAATGAAGATTTGTTAGCACAAACTACTCAAACTTTTGAGAGTATTTCTATTGGAAGTATTAGCTTGTCTGATACTAATGGAGATGTTACAAGAACTTCAATTACACCAAGTATTGTAATTAAACCTTTACGTCATCTTATTCGGAGAGGCGTTGAAGGTATGGGTTCTTCTTGGTGGAGGGCTAACTAATGTCTTTATCAGCAAAAGTAACAGCTGCTGTTAATAAAGCTTTTGATAGAACAGGAGATCTTGTTAAGACTGCTACACTATCAACTAAAGCAGTTACAAGCTATGATTTTGCTACTGATGATACCGTTAGTACTACTACTTCTGCTACAGTATCAGTTATAATTGAGTCTTCAGAAAGACCTGCAGGAGATGGCTTTAATTATAAAGCTATTCTAAAATCAGGCGTTGATTTATCAGTTTATGATACACTCACTGTAGGGTCAGTAGTTTACAATATAACAGATCACACTGATAACGACTTCACTATTGAAGCCACTTTGACAAAGGAACCTTAAAATGTTTCACAATATCTTAGCGGATGTTAATAGTGTTTTTGCCTCATCAGCTTGGACAAGTAATAACATAGCGATGTATCCTGAAAACTATCAGGGTTCAATTTCAAACAGTAATGAATTTTGTCGATTTAATATTCTTCCTAGTGCTTCAGATCATTTAGCTTATGGCGGTGATAAAAGCCTTTCAGGTTTATTAATTGTTAGAATATTTGTTAAAGCAGGTGAGGGACAAACCCGAATTATGCAATTATCAGATATACTTGACAATTCATTTGAAAATAAAATTTTAACTAATAAGACAGAGTTTGGAAAATCTTATTTAAATGTAGAAGGGCTAGACCCAGCTAATCAGTCGCTTTATAGCGCACAATATATAATACCATTTAAAATATACGGAGAATAACAAATGGCTCATATTTCATCTTTGAGTTCAGGTATTTTTTCATACCTAGACTTTCATGCGGCAACACCTGCTGCATCTGTAGACACAGCAGCAGAGTATGCAGGTTTGTTTGTAACAGCAAACGCTTCTGCTATTTCACGAATTCCATCAGTACGTGAGTTTCCATCAATTGGTACTCCTGCTAACATCGTAAACGTGCCTGTTTATGGACAAAACACTTCATCACAGGTACAAGGGCAATCTGATGCTCCCACACTTGAAGTTACTGTAAACTACGTGCCAGAAGACATGGACGCTTTCCACGCTCTTATTGGTACACAAGGCGCATTCCGCTTTATGATGTGTTCACAAGCAACTACACTTGCAGCTAGCTTGGCTACTGGAACTACAGCGTTATCTTATGGTAACACAGAATTTTACTTTACAGGTAAAATGGAAGCTATCCTTGTAAATCCTGCTTTGACAGACTCTACAACCGCTACGGTTACTATGTCAACTCAGTCTGATTTCTTTGGACCAGTAACACTACCATAAATTAAAAATACTTTGGAAGCCTCTTAGCGGGGGCTTCCTTAACTTATTAGAAAGATATAGTATGACAGACAAACCGTTTAGTAAGACGTTTGTAATGCGAACTACCTTTAGGCATATGCGCCGAAGTGTAGATATTAGTATTCGTAAGAGTTTTGAGCGCTTTCAAGATTTCGATAGTGACTCAGATATTGGAAAAGAAATTATGGAAACACTATCAGTATTACATACGTGCAGAAAAATGCTTGATGACTTTCAAGCAAACAACCCAAATTTATTTACAGAAAAAGATAAGATTAGTTAGGAAGAAATATGAAACATTTAGTTGGAAAAGTAATTACTAAAAAATTCCCTTTTATGGGAGACGAAGTTGAAGTTCGTCAATTGTCAGTAGGTGAAGTTCTTAAAGTCCAAAACATGATTAAAAAAACTTCTAAGAGCAAAGCTGAAGACTCTCAAACAGAACTCCTTCGTGGTGTAATTAAAATTGCTGTAGTAGGTGCAGAAGACTTAAGTAACGAAGAATTTAGTACTTTCCCTATTGCTGCATTAAACGAATTATCAGAAAATATTCTTGAATTCTCTGGATTATCTGGTGGAAATTCTGAGGGAAACTAACTCAAGAGGATGAAACTCTTTTTGAAATTGCATATCATTTAAAAATGCCTGTGTATGTTTTAAAAGAAGAAATGCCTTATAATGAACTCCTTAGATGGATAGAATTTTTTCATAAAAGACCAATTGGTTGGCAAGAAGACCAACGTACATATTTACTTTTAAAGGCACAAGGTGTTAAAGAATCCGGAGAAAATTTATTTCCTTCTTTAAAAGCTATAAAAGAAAATACAAATAAAAAGCTATTACAAGAACCTGACAGAGCAGTACCTAAAGGCGAATTTCTTAAGAAAATGTTAGCTGCTAGAGATGGTGATAATTTAGACTGGAGACAAAAATAATGTCTATCAAAGTAAATATTGATGTAGCTGATTTTCAAAAAGAAATGAAAAGAATTGAACAAGAAGTTTCAAGTCTTGCTACTGCAAATATACATGAAAAAATAGATTATGCTACTGAACAACTTAAAATAGTTACTCCTGTTGATACTGGTAAAGCTAGACAAGGTTGGGAAAATGAAAAAACTATGTCAGGACCAACTCTAGATACTGGTTTGCTTGTTAAAGAAGCACTAGGGATTGGTAATAAAAAGACACTAGTAGCACTTGCTTTAGGGCTTAACCCCAATGCAAAGCAAGAAGGAAAAATATTTAATAATGTAGACTATATTAGTGTACTAAATAATGGTCATAGTAAACAAGCACCAAAATACTTTATTGAACAAGTGCTAGTTAAAATTGGCATACCAACCCCTGATTAAGAATACTTTGCCCTCTGATGGCTCTCTAATATAAGAGAATCGTTAGGGGGCAATTTTATTAAGGAGGTCCATATGAGTGGAGTAGAAATTAGAGTACGCAGTAACAGTACTCAAGCTAGACAAGATCTAGGTAAGTTACAAAAATCTGTTGGTAATATTGAGCAGTCTACTAAAAGATTACAAAGCGCTTTTAATAAAATAGCTATTGGAGGTGCAGCGTTTTTAAGCCTTGCATCTTTTACAAAAGGCATTACAAGAGCGTCTGACTCTATTACTAACATGGAAAATAAAATTGCTCTTGTTACTGGCAGAGGTAGGGAATTAAACTCTACTTTTCAATCTTTAGCACGAGTATCATCTCAGACACGAGTCTCGTTTAGCACTACGGCAGAAACTTTTAATAGATTTGGTTTAGCCTTAAGAGGAAGCGGCACTAGCGCAAAAGAACTTTTAGATGTTACAAAAACAATTAACCAAGCTGTTACTATTTCTGGTGCTTCTTCTGAGTCTGCTAGAGCAGCCATTGTTCAATTTGGTCAAGGTTTAGCTTCAGGTCAACTTAGAGGGCAAGAACTTAACTCTGTTTTAGAACAAACACCTCGTATTGCTAGAGCTATTGCTGATGGTATTGGTATTCCTTTTGGTCAGCTTAGAGACGCAGCTGCAGAAGGTAAGCTAACAACTGAAGCCGTATTAAAATCTATTCAAAAAGCTGCTCCAGAAATTGCTCAAGAGTTTACTTTAATTGAAAAGACAGTAGATTCAGTTAGTAATGCTTTAAGATTTAGACTTCAAGAAGCGTTATCTTTAATTGCAAGAGAGACTGGCTGGTCTAATATAGTTATTGGAAGTATTGAAAGAGTTACTAATGCATTAAAGTTTTTTACAGACAATGCTAAAATATCTTTTTTATTATATAGAGCAGAAGCTAGAATTTTTATAAATAGTGTTAAAGAGCTATTTGCCCCGTTAACAAGTATATTTAGTATAGATTTTAATCCAGCGACTGCGCAAAAAAATCTTCAAGAAAATTTTGACGCGTTTTTATTAAAAGCTAAAGAGATAATATCATTTGATAAATTTTATGATGAAACTACAAATCAATTTGATTTTTCAAAGTTTTTTAAAGAATTTATTTTGCCAGAAAGTTTTGAAAGCAACTTTAATAAGGCTGGACAAGTTGTTTTAACTTTTGTAAAAAATATTAAAGGCTTATTTAATGAATTATTTGGCGAAGAAATAAAAATAAAAAAAGTTCCAGAATTCGGAGCAAAAATTCTTCCAGCTTCTTTTACATCTCAAGAAGTCGAATCTGAAATAGGTTTATTCGACAAGTTTTTAAATAAAATAACTGAGTTTAGCGGAGAAGCAATAGCTAGGCTTTTAAATTTAACAGAAACTATTGCACCTTTGTTTAAGAGTATTAGCGATACTGTTGCATCAGTAATTTCTTCTATTCAAGCAACTATAAAAGGTTTTGGAAGCTACGAAGGTATCTTAGAGGGAACAACTACAGGTTTAAAAAAGTATTACGCAGAAATAGAAAAAATACTTGGATTAAATGAGAAAAGCAAAAACGCACAAAGTTTCATAGAAGGCCTTGTTCCAGAGGCTAACACAGATCTTTCTGGGAAAATAAGAGATCAAATTGAAAAGATAGAAAGTAATCTTTTTGGACAAGAATTCTTTTTAGAAGCAGGAGTTAAAATTAAAACTCCAGGTAGTATAGAAAAATCTTTTGACTTTTTAGAAGATAATAAATATCTTCTTGCTGCTGCTGCTACAGGGTTGGGTTTAGCAATAACATTCCCTGAAACTACAGGCGCTGCATTACAACTTGCAGCCATTGGTGCGGGTCTTGCTTTTGTTAGCGTCATCCAAGCTGGGTTTAGCAGAGGGCTTCCAGTTCTTCTTGCTATTGGGGGATTTGAACTTTTTATAAAAGGTACTGATTCTGACCAAGAATATCAAGATAAAATTAAAAACTTTTTTAAAGATATTACAATTGATGTTAGAAACATAATAATTGGAGGAGATCAAAAAGGTGCTTCTAGTCTTGTAAATGATCTAAGTGCTTTTCTGGCAGCAGTCGGAGATGGAATTATTGAAGGTATTTTTCCTGGTTTAGATTTTGAAGCAAAATTTGCAGATGCATTTGTAGGAGCTTTAGCTTTTGCAATACCTTTAGCGATGGTTGGTTTTAAACCTGCTAGGTATGTTATTAGTGGACTAGCGGGTGCTCTTTTTGGTAATGACTTAATAGATTTAGGCAAAAAAATTCTTCTTACGTCAATAAAAACAATTTTTAAAGGATTAGTTTTAGGTGAAATATTTTCTTTTACGTTACAGTCCGCAGGATTAGGCGAAAAAGAAGCTGAAGCTTACGGTAAAACTTTATCTGGTGCTTTTGTAGGAGGGCAAACAGGTGCATTATTAGGAACAGGTGTTGCAGGTCCAATAGGCGGTTTAATTGGCGCAATTGGAGGTACTCTTATTGGAGCTATTGCTGGCGCATTTTTGTCACCAGAAGTTCGATCAGCAGCACTTTCTTTTATTGATTACATAGGAAACCTGATTAGTACAACTTTTAAAAGTATTAAAGACTTCTTTACTCCTGCTGAAAAGACAGACGAACAAAAGAAAATACTTGCAGGAAAACAAATTACCACTCTTCAGGAACGCTTAGATAAAGCTAAAGAAAGAGAAGCTGGGTTTGAAGAATCAATTACTAGATTAAAAGATAGACTTAATAATGATTTTGTTGGTGATGACGCTAATGCTCAACAAAGAATTGATCAAATACAAACTCAAATTGATTTATTAAAGATTCCTGAATTAGAAGCAGAGTTAAACCAAGTTACTTCAGAGTTTTCTGATTTTAATACTAATCTATTAATAGCAAATAAAGCTTTTAAGGAAACTGCTGAATCAGTTACTAGTTTTGAAGGCGTTCTTCTTGATTCACTTGTTGCTGCTCAACGTCGCCAAAATAATTTAAATAATATAGCTTCTCCTCACTTTGGGGAGAAGGCATCAGGAGGTATGATTACTGGTGCTGGCGGTCCAAAAGACGATAAAATACCTCACATGTTGTCTAATGGAGAATATGTAGTACAAGCGTCTGCGGTCAAAAAGTTTGGTCCTAGTTTTATGGACGCCTTAAATAAAGGTCAAGTACCTCAATTTAAAAGCGGAGGAGGGCTTGGAGGTCCACAATCAGCTATTTTTGGAGGATTAAGTGCTTCATCTTTGAGTTTAATTCAATTTATGAGCGGAGAAGAAGCAGCTAAACTTAAAGCAATAGCAGGTATTAATTTTACTGGTAAAGATTATTTTGAAAAAGTTATGGGAGACAAAGATAGTGATGTTCTTAACTATTTAAATGAACACGCTCCTGATTTAAGTCCTGCTCTTAACATTAATGTTAAAGATGAAAATTCTTTAAAAGAATTAATAGAGCTAGTTAATAAAGAAACAGGAACAAACCCAAGTAATATTAATGCAATTCAAGAACATCTAATTCGCAGAGGCACACTTAAAAGTACTAAAGATGCATATAATAGCCCTGACGGATTTTACAAAGGATTATCAGTTCTTTCTAAGCAATTAGGAATAGATTTTCCTGAATATGATGGATTAAGAACAATTCCTAAAGCATTAATGACTACTGCAAATCTTGCTAGTGCTGCAATTGGCGGCGGTGGTAGGTGGAAATCTGATCAATACCGTCCACTTGTTAGAGGTTGGGAAAAAGGACTCTATGGACCTAAAGGGGATGACATTACTGGTTTTGGTCCGGAGCTTAGAAAAGCTTTCTTTAATGGTTTGCCGTTAGCACCGGAAGGTGCAGCGTATGGTGCTTCATTTGGTGCGCTTAAAGGTTTAAGTTCAACTATATTAGGAACCTTTAAAGGACTTGGAAATATAGTATTAGGAACAATTAATCGTGATCCAAAAAAATTGTTGTCTGGAGCACTTGGATTTGGTTCAAGTGTTGTTAAAACTGGTTTAGGTTTATCTAGTATACCTGTACAAGCGGCGCTTTATGGGCTACTTGGTGGTACAATGTATACTGCTATGGGTGGCTTAGACTATTTACTTTCTGGTAATAGAACCTATATGGGTAATGCTAGAGATTTAAATATGTTTGAAAAGAAAGCTACTCACGATGATCGTGGTCATCCTATGATAGCACCCTCTAATTACTCAACTATGAGAAGTGGTTTAGATTTTACTGATTTTGATTCGTTTAAAAATAAATTTAGTAAAATAGATTTATCTTTTTTAAATAAAGAACAAAAACGTCAAGCAGCAATAGATGCTTCTGGTTATGATTTAAACTATTTGTTGAGACATTATAACTTAGTTAGAGAATCATTTCAAAGACCCTCTGGACGAGAAAAAGTAGGTCTTCAATCTACTAGCATAGATAATACTTGGCAGGGAAAAGTTATTCCAAAGTATTATGAAACTCTTGATAGCCCTTTTCTAGACATACAAACAAAAGAACCTAAGTTAACAGACAGCCTTGATGAGTTTTTACAAGCGTATAATGTTGGGCTGCATGAATATGGACATGTTAATCAATTTTTAAATATGGCTAAAGAAAATCCAGGTCATGGCAAAACTGATCACGACTATATAAGTTCTTGGCCTTCTAGGATTAATAGAACCGTTTTAGAAGCTGACGCAAATAGCTTTCTAAAACAAACTTCATTAGCTGATATAGAAGATACTCTTAAAACTTTAAGAGCTAGCCAAACTTCTTATATGGCTGGGTCTATGATATCAGGTACGTTAACTCCTGAAGCTTTTAAAGATTCATTAGAAGTAACTGAACTTAAAGAGTTTGAAGAATTTTATGAAGCTTTTTTAGAAGGTAATAAAACAATTGGTGGTAAATCCCAAGCAGCTATAGTAAAATTTCTTTATAATAATTTTGGTCTTAAAGACACAATGAAAAAATCTTTTGAAGCAAATAAATTTGCAACAGGAGGTTATGTAACAGGTGAAGGTGGTCCTACTGACGACAAAATTCCTGCTATGCTTTCTAATAAAGAATTTGTTGTAAATGCAAAACAAACTTCTAAGTTTAGACCTATACTTGAAGCTATTAATAGCGGAATGGTTGCAGGATTTCAACAAGGCACAGGCAACTCTCGTTTAAATATACCTGTGGGTAACATGGCAGCTGTAGAACCTAAACTAAAGCTTAGTCCTTTAGAACAGCAATTAAAAGGAGTTCAAGAAGAAATAGATCATTGGGAAAATAAACTTAAAGACGCCAAAAAAACAACTGCAAAAGCTAATGGTGATATTGAAGTACTGAATGATTCTCTTGGAGCTCAAGCCTTAATTAACGAAAGATTAATTCCTTTACAAAATGAAGAGATTGCTCTTAAAAAGGAAATAGAAATAGCAGCTAAAGGAGCAAATAAAGCTGTAGATGGAGTTGCAAAAGCTATTAAAGGACTAACTTTATCTGCAAGAGAAATGGCATTAGGTGCAACTTTTGCTCAAGGCATAAAAGATGATTTCCAAACAGGATTTAGAGAAGCTTTGCAAACTGGCGACTTTATGCAAATTGACTTAATAGATAGCTTTACTAAAAATTATTTAAATTCTTTTAGCCAAGGTTTTACAGATAGTTTATTTGGCACTATAGAAGAAGATAAAGGAGAATATACTTCTACAGGTATGATGGGTCAACTACAAAAATTAGGTGGTGGTGCAGCTAGCTTTGGAGGTGAAGCTTCTCCTATGGCTAAAGAAGGCGAAGAACTTACTTCTCCTTTATTTGGTGAAGGTGGTCTTTTTGGTAGTATAATTAGTTCTATTAAAAACGGTGTCCAAGGGTTAACAGCTGATACTGGTGACGGTGGAGGTCTATTAGGTATGATAGGTAAAATTCCTGATTTTTTTGGGGGGTTAGGTAAGTCGTTAAAATTAGGACTTGACTCATTACTTAAACCTCAAGGCGGTTCAGGCGGTTCAGGCGGTGCCAGTGGCGGCGGCTGGCTGGGTTTAATTTCTACAGGGTTAAGTCTATTTATGAATAACGGAGGTATAGTACCTTCAACTCCTTACTCTAAAGCAGGGGTAGATAGTGTTCCAGCAATGTTAACTCCAGGAGAATTAGTTGTTCCAGCTAATAAAGTTAAGTCATATCAAGACAATACCAGTAAGCAACAAAACGTAGTTAACTTGTCAATTAGTGGTGACGTATCTCGCCAAACAAGACAAGAAATTATTAAAATGCTACCTACTATTTCTGCAGGGGTTAATGCAACCAACAAAGAAAATAACTACAAAGGTAGATAACTATAGGGTCACTCTTCGGAGTGGCCTTTTTTATCAAAAAAGTCAGCTAAAAAAGTGAGAAAAACAACGCATCTATAATGAACTAATAAGTTCAGTAAACCAAGTGGAAACCAGAGAGGAAATCCAAATGAAAACTTTTATCGCATCTATCATTACTACTATTGCACTTACTACTGCCGCTTCTGCTGGAATATGCAGCTGGGTTGAAAGAGTTGACATTGCTGGCTCTGTTAAAAGTTCAGCTGTGTTATCCGGCGGCATTGCCTTATTAGCTACCGGAAATCCTGCTATTGCAGTTGTTAACGGCGCAGTTACTGGTGCTGTTGTTGGTGGCAGTCTTTTAGCCGTAGATGGTACGTGCTATGTTTTTGACGAGTACGATGTTGCAGAAAACACTTCCGAGTTTGTATCTGATACTTACGCGTCTGCTTCAAACTTAGCGTCCGACACTTACGGAAAACTTGCTAACTATTTCTATAATGAAAATAGTGAAGTTTAATATTCGAAAGTAGGCGGCTTCGGTCGCTTAATAAACCAAGTGGAAACTAAAAATGAATATAGTAATTGATTCAACTTTTGCAGTATTATTTGGAATAGTATTGCGATTTATAATTGTTATTTTGTTTATGATAACAATTGGAAAAGTGTTTAAAATAAAAAACACTCCTTCTTTACCACCTATACTTGGCGCTATTGCTATAGTATATTATTTTTCATTAGATGAAGAATATGCTCATTTAGAGTATATAAATGGTTTTGTAATAACAGGTTTGTTTTTACCTGAATTACTTCGAGCTACTTCATCTTTAATTACAACATCAACCAAGAGGAAAAAAATATGACTGTTGTTTTAAGACTATATAGAGGCACAACTCGCGCCGAAGCTCAACAACTGCTTGAGGGTAAACAAGTACGTTCTATAACTCATTGGTGTGAGTCATATGAAAAAGCTGCTATGTACTCTAAAGGTGCAGTAGTATGCTTAGTCTTTGATGAGGTACCTCCTCATTTGGTGACTGTACAGAGTTTGTGTGAAGGGGATAGTATTCACGGTACGTTTACTGAATACAAACCTACTAAAGACTTTTTTGAGTCTTATTTGCATTGTTGGGCAGAAGACGATTCTTACGTCACCTTTACGGGTGGCGATAAGAAAACTATTGTTGAAATTGAATCTGCGATGGGGGTATAGATGGAAAGTTGGGGAAAACATTTGTTAGCTGTTTATCAACCTTGGTCTGATGAAGATATCTTGCAAGAGATAGAACATTGGAAAGATAAAATAGAATATACAGATGCGTATGATTCTGTTTCTAAATATCGTTCTAAGCTTGATGAGTTAAGATTAGTTCAATACTTCCGCACTGAAGAGGAAAAAGAAAATGGTTGAGGCTGTAATAATACTTACGATTGTAACAACATCTTTGCTTCTTGCTATTAGTTTTGCCGGAATCATTACAGCAGGGATAATGTTTGGTATTCAGCATTTAATAAAGGAAAACAAATAATGGCTAAATGGTATTCTGATAAGATGCGAATTCATCACGAAACTTGTAAAACTAAAGATTACAAGGTATATCATTTTTTCTATACTGGCAACACACAAGGCTGGTATGGAAAAAGCCCTCGTTGGGGTTATGTAGGTATTTGCCCTTATAACACTGATGATGATATTATTCAACGCTATATACTAGAATTACGTGAAGTAAATTTAGGGCTTAGATCTAAGAAAAGATTTGTTCTTCAAATGTTAGAAAAGTTTTGGAGAAAAGAACAAATAGGTTTACAAGTATTACATAAAGGTCTTTCTCGCAAAGAAGCCTTAGATATGGAAAACTTTTACCGTCCTGAAGGCTATACTATGCACAAGGACAAACGAATATGGAATGAAATCGCTGGCGGCTAAAGGAGCAAGAGCATGGCTGAGTTTAATGAATTTTTTACCGTCATGGAAGGAGATGTCCATGAACAAATCTTACTAGACTTTGATGATATCGAAGTATCAGTAATAAAGTGTGATTGGACTTCTAACCCTTGGTTTGAAGTTTCATGGCACAATAAAGGCCAAGCTAATTGGGCAAATCCTACCATGCTAGAAAACATGCAAGATTTGTTTAACTTTATGAATTGGCTTACACGTAAAGAAGTAATCAAAAAAGGAATGATTGACTAATGTTACTTACAGCAGCAGCCACATGTTTGGCTTTAAATATCTTCTTTGAAGGTAGAGGTGAAGATTTAATGGGGAAAGTAGCTATCGCAGAAGTTACTATGAACCGTGTTGAATCACCAAAACACCCAGACAATATTTGTGCTGTTGTCTGGGATAAAAAACAATTTAGTTGGACTCACGATGGTAAACATGATGACCCTACTAGATTTACAGCTAAAGTCGATAGAGTAGCTTGGAGAGACAGCCAGTTGATTGCTCAAATGGTTATTGATAACGAAATTACCTTAGATGTAAAAGGCGCAACTCACTATCATGCAGACTATGTGAATCCATACTGGGCTAAGCATCACACTATGCTGTTTAAGCTTGGTAAGCACATCTTCTATAAGTGAGAAAAATAACGCATCTATAACAGATACCATAAAGGGTTAAATATGACTAAGAAAACACCTGAATACTATGAAGCAATGTCTTTCTCAAACTTAGTGAAAGCTATTGATCAACAGTGGTCACATACTTATGTTGACTACTCTGAAGACTGTCCTGATACGACAGTTGAGATGGAGGAAATCTTTGATGCTATTGCAGAAATGCAAGGCGACTTTGATACCCCAACGTGAATCACTACATACTCTTTTCGAAGAGTATTTTGAGTTTCATGGAAACTCCTCCCTGTGTAGTTTAACTTGCCCATTGCTTGCAGTGGGTCTTTTCAGCTGCACAGCTGATATCAACCCTAGCTAGGAGAACTATAATGACTATTTCTAATACACCGACTATCGCTGAACTTACAAAGAGTTTCAACTACGTGATTAAACATGGTCAACCTTATTACTTTAAAACTAAAACAAAAGGTTGGAATAATGGCGATCGTGTAATTGCAGCAAGCCGTGTAGTTAACGGCGAAAGTATCCATAGCGTAGCCTTTGAAATAGGTTGCTGTGTAAAATCAATCCGTAACTGGATTAAAACACTTGATACAATTAATCCTCGTTTAGAAGGATAATAAAATTCCCCTCACCCCTTCGGGGGTGGGGGTTTAATAAAACTTTTTTTTTTTTTGAAAGATATAATGTTAACAATTATTGCTATTTATTTAATTGTCGTAATGATAATTCAAAACAAATAATTGTTAATAAAGTTCCTCATAAGGGAAGCAATAGCTTAATGCCCTAACTAAAGGAAATTGACATATATGGAAGAAAAAACCATTCTAGACCTATTAACTGAAGATCTGGAATATCGACAAAAATCATTAGATAAGAGACAATCCGCAAGTTTCTTAGACACAATGTCACCTAGAGATATTATTGAATTTTCTTATTCACACATACTAAAAGGGTTAGAGAGAAAAGCAACTCTAGTAGAAGTCGCATCTAGTATTGGCAGACGACTTAGACAAAAACTTAGACAAAAACAAAATAGTGTACTAGACGTTCAAGGTGGTTGGTTTGTAATTATTAGCTACATTGAGTTAGGTATACTAGGTTATCGTAAAAAACATACTTATAAAAACGGTAAAAAAGATAAGCATAGATCTTATTTCTTGTTTGCTAAAGACTGGAAAGCTATTAAAGAGCTTATGGACTTAGTAGACATTGAGAAATGTGATATGTTTCCAGTTAACACACCTGCTGAAAACTGGCATAAAGACCCGTATCACGAAGTAACAGGTATAAGTGTAATTAAAAAAGGCTACGAAGCAGCTTTAAATCACTTTGAAAATAGTGATATGACTTATATTGTAGACACTCTTAATAGACTTAATCATACAGGTTGGCGTATTAATAACTTTGTATTTGATACGTACAAAGCGTGTATGCACTCTGAAGTTAATCCCTTTAAATTTACTAAAGAGATTGATCCGATTAAACGGGCCTCGTTAATCATTGAAGCAGAAGCTATTCAGAGACTTGCAGAGAAGCACGTAGGCAAGCCTTTCTATCACTTGTATAACCTCGACTTCCGAGGCCGTATTTACCCTAATACAGCGTTCTTACATGAGCAGTCTAGTGACAATGCTAAAGGCATCTTAATGCTAGACGAACCTGTACCGCTAGGGGAAAACGGTGTTTATTGGCTTTATGTTCATACTGCAAACATTTGGGGTAATGACAAAGTAAGTCTAGATGATCGAGTACAGTTTGTAATAGACAATGCAAAAACGTTTATTGAGTATGCTACAAACCCAATGACAAGCACTGACTGGATGAAAGCAGATAAACCATTTAGCTTTCTTGCCGCTTGTTATGAAATTAAAATGTTAACAGAGTGGGAGGGAAATATAGAAGACTTTCCTTCTTGTCTTCCAGTTTACATTGATGGTTCTAATAACGGCGTTCAACACCTTGTAGCTATGTCTCAAGACGATGAAGTAGCACCTTTAGTAAATCTTGTTCCAAGTGAGTTGCCTGGAGATGTTTATATGTTTATAGCAGAAAAGGTATGGGAAAACTTAGAACGTAAACGAGATACTTCTGTTGAAAACCAATTTGATGCAGTATTTAAAACAGCTGTTAGTCTTCAAAGAGAATATGAAACTGCCCCTGATAAGTCTGAAAGAAAGTCTGTAGCCTTTAAGACTGCTCAAACATGGCGTAATCAAAACCGTGACCTACGAGAAAAATTATTTCCGACATACTGGTTGAATATTCAAGATAAGAAAATTCAACGTAAGACTGTTAAGAGAAATGTAATGACTCTAGGCTATGGTGGTACGTCCTACGGTATGGGCCAGCAGGTAATAGAAGACACTAGAGATATATCTACCTATCTAAGAGACAAAGAGCATCTCTGGGGCGCACTCCTTGGCGCTCTGGTGTATAAGACCTGTTATGAAGAGCTTAAGGGGCCAGCAAAGCTACTTAAGATGTTTCAGAGTTTAGCAGAGAGAGCTAACAAGAAGAAAGTTCATATGAGTTGGATTTCCCCTGTTACTGGATTTCCTGTTGTACAAGCCTATCGAAAGCCTACTAATAAGCGCACAGAGCTTAAGTACGGTGAAGATATTCTTAAAGTACAGCTTCAAGTGTGGGAAGAAACAACTGTAAATGAAACTAAACAGAAGACTGGTGCTGCACCTAATGTGGTTCATAGTCTTGATGCTGTACACTTAACTATGTGTATACATGATGCAGACTATCCAACTACTGTAGTACATGACTCTTTTGGTTGTCATGCAGGTAACATGGATAAGATGTTTTATCATGTTAGAGAAAAGTTTGTAGAACTTTATGAGAGCTTGCCTCTTGAGAATATTCTGCAGCAACTAGATTCAGAAGATTTAATTCCAGAGAAAGGAAACTTAAATGTCAGAGACGTCCTTAAGTCGGACTTTGCCTTTGCTTAAAGAAGGTAGCATTATCCGAATAAAAGCTTTTGAAACAATGCCAGAAATACCAACTGCAACTGTTACTGATGTATTTGAAGACGGTTTTGGTGCCATGTGTTCTGGTGTAAACATGCATGAGTCTGATGACGACTTTTACATGGAAATGTACGATGATAATATCGATGAACTAGTTGATATTATTAAATAAAAAATACCTGACGTTAAAGAACAATTGTTCAAATAAAACTTAATTTACATATATCCAAGAGGAAATAAATATTATGGCTATTCTTAACAACGTAGAACTATTCTTTGCTAAACTTGACCCTAAAAAGCCTAATGCACGGTTTAATGCTGATAACCCTACATGGGAAGTTCAGATTCGTACTCGTGACAAGAAACAGGCTAAAGAGTGGAAAGATCTTAACATCAACGTCAAACCTGATGAAGATGATAAAGGAATGTTCTATAAAGCGAGTCTTAAGAAGAAAACAAAGAAAGCTAACGGAGAACCACAAAATCCCGTTAACTTAGTGGGAGGTGATTTAAGCCCTATTGACCCTAATATCTTAGGTAATGGTTCAGTAGGTAACATTCGTATTTATCAGTATGACTATGAGATTGCAGGACGTAAAGGTATAGCTTCAATGCTTATGGCTATTCAGGTAACTACTCTTAAAGAATATACACCAAAGCCTCGTGAAGATGACTTTGCAATGGTAGACATGGAAGTAGTAAAAGTAGCAGATAATCAAGTAGTAGATGAAGATCAGTTTTCATCATCAGGTGAGCTAGAAGACGACTTATCATTTTAATTAACTTAGGGAGAGATTCAGTTTGGGTCTCTCCCAATTTTATTAAGAGGTCTTATGTATTACAGAAGAATATCAAACGGAATTATTGTCATTCACCACTCTGATAGTAAAAGAGAGATTACTTGGGGTAGAACAATGAATGTTAGTTTAGAAACAGTAGACATGTGTATTGCAATGTTGAACAACTACGAGGTAATGAGAAAAGATGGAACTGTGTAGAGGTGTATATTTAGCTGGCCCTATGGCGGGGTTAACCGCTCAAGACATGAAGTCATGGCGTTGGTATGCTCACGATAAACTTGGAGACTCTGATATTAAAGTTCTTGATCCTACTAGGCGCATTAGCTATCATGAGCAGATACTTAATGATAGAGGATTAGACCGCAATATTGCTAACAGAATCTTTAAACAAGATTTAAGAGATATAGCTCGCTGTGAAGTAGTACTTGTTGATATGCGAGACTTGCCAGGAATTAAAGGGCAAGGTACTGCTGCAGAAGTAATGTTTGCTCATATGAAAAATAAAGTAATAGTACTTTGGAAAACACCTAGTGATAGTCTAAATCCTTTTATGACTGCAATGGCAACAGAAGTACATGTGGCCTTAGAAGAAGCAGTAGAGGCTTGTATTGAATATGCAGGATGATCACACTATAACAAGTTATTTCTACGAAGTAACAATAGATGGAGCTTATTATGACAGTTGGATTGGTTATGAAACTGCTGTCGAAAGAATAGAAGAACTTGCAAAGGACAGTACAATAGGTAGAATTGAGCTTTTTGAAATAGAACGCTCTCAAACATGGTTAGGAGTTTGGAATGAAAAGTAAAAAAACTTATACTATAATTTCTTATTACTGGCACAAAGAATGGGATAAAGAAGTTTCTTGGCAAACCCATGAAGGTTGTGAGTGGCATTATGTTGAGGATGTTATCGAACATCAAACTGGTTTGGGTTATAAAGTAAAAGTTTTTGAAGAAAAGCTAGAACATATTGAAACCCATGAGCCTCAAGAAGAAGAAGAATATGATGATGGTCAGCCTGATTGGGAACAAGAATGGGAAGACCTTTATGGCCCTGAAGATTATGTTACAGAAAGGTGGTAATAATGTATATAATTAATATTGCAAAAAATTCGGGACATAATCAATTTGATGAATACTCGATTCAATGGCGACATTATTTTAGAGTAGAAACAGATGACTTCTGGCGAGTTCCTAATATTAGAGATGAGCTTATGTCTTTGTATAACTTTCCTGACTATCAAATTAGCGTTTACTCAACAACTTATTCTCGTAAAAAGTTAGACGAGGAAGATATAGAAAGGTTAAGAC